AACACGACACTGTCCAATTTCATACGAGCTTGAATTGTGCATGTGGCCATGCATCCATAGCTTGATATTCGGATGGTCCAGAATGAAATTTTCCAAATTGGAAGCGAATCCAGCTGTCACAATATCGTTCAAATATCGCGGAAGTGTGGACCTGATAGATGGAGCATGATGAGACACAATCACGATTTTATCGTCTGGTGCTTCAACTTGAAGTTTTTTTGAATAGGCGCTGATATTCTCAAGGCATTCGAGGTGCTCTTTCAGGAAGTCTTTAGGTTCAATCTTTCTTCTATTAATTTCAATGCAATTGTAGTCATTCAGTGCTCTCTGGACTTCGCTCATAGCAATCCATTGCTCCCACTTCGGACTGAAGAGTCTATAGTCGGTCCAGAGTGTTCCGGCTAGGAAATGAACATTATCTTGTTTGAAGAGACAACGAGAGAAACTAGTATCAAACAGGATATTGTACTGTGCAGCTTGAATATGCATTCTCATATTACATTCATAATAATCACCTTGATTGTAAAATTCGTGATTACCCGGAACGTATAGAATGCTTTGATCTTTTCCAAATGTCTCTCTTGCCCATTGGAATGCACCACCTTCTTTGATGTCGCCAGCAAGGATGATAAGATCACAGTCAACCGGATAAAATTTGAAGCTGGAAAATTCTAGATGAAGATCGGAAAGTAGTCTTATACGCATAGAAACATCAAAACCAAGAGTGTGTAGAGGATAAATCCTATCCAGTGGAAATTCTGGATAGACCAAAATAATGTATAGGTGAGACCAAAGGCAACAAGAAACGTTTCGACATTCTTGTTTACACTATACCAGATGTCTTTGATATGTTCAAACATCTTCGGTAATAATTACTCTCAGTTGAATATGTAGACGATCTACAAGTGTTAAATCTGACGGAAAATAGATATAATTTACTTCAAAGTCTAAAAGATTAATAATCTCTTTCAGGTAAAATTTAAAACATGTACCAGTAACTTCTGATTCAAGCCAAAATTCTTTCAATAATTTTAAATCAAGTTCTATACCATAATTGTATTGAAATATACTTCTGAGGTTTGAGGTTATTGCTCGAAAGGTAGCATCAGTTTCATCATAGATGAATTGACGTGTATTGAAAATTGGCGAAATCACACAATTCTCCCATCAGGCATGATAATGATTGTCGGTTGTAGCTTCTTTTTGGCATATCTGACAGTCGCCCATGTACCACTTCTGACTTCTTCTTTTCCTTTCGGTGTAGCAATCAGAACTTGACAAGTATCTACTATATCATGGTTTCGTTTGATATAGTCTTTTGGTTTTTGAATGATATCACCTTCACAGAAGGCCCTTAGAGTGTCAATGACAGGCGGGTGGATGTAGACCATCAGACCACACCTTTTAGCGATCTGGTGGGCCTGTGCGTCTGCGCCACAACAATCTCCATGATGTAGCCAATATGTCTCACTCTCGAAAAGCTGCTCTGCCAAATTGGTTAATTTGGTTTTATCAAGCAACAAGTCTTGAAATGTGACCATCTGAGGAATGGTCATTCCAATCTGTGTTCCTGTAAATCCTATGTTCATTTCCAATTATCCACATATATAAATGCTGTAAGCTGCCCATATGCATGTATATATGGATCATCTGGGTCTGTTTCACACAACCAAACAGGCATTGTATCAGTATGAGCATCAACCGATTTCTTTGGATTATGATAGAATTTTACTACTACACCAGTATCAACCGATCTGATTGCGATATATGGACTGGTGTTTGTTTGTCCTTGATCTTTATTAAAAATCTGTCGTTTTGGATCACCCTCTTGAATAACAGACCACCAGCCAATAAACATTTTTGCATTTTGGTCGTAAGTGTGAAATTTATCTGAAGGAATGACGTTCATGGATCAATACTATTGACAATCATCTATAACAACCGACAGACCATTCAATTTTGGAATCGAAGAGTCTTTATAGGTATATTTTATTTGTCCGTTGCTATCGGTGGACCCAATAAGCTCAGAAAAGTCAAACCTGACTATTACTCCGGTGACTGCGGATTGGACAAGGATGTAGTATTCTGTACCATTAGAATCTTCATGTTGGATGTGTTGATATAAACATCCAACATCTCCATAATTTCCTCCCAACAACCGCATAAAGGATGAATGAAGAGTCTTCGTAGATTCGTCATAGCCGAATAGGTCCGTTGACCAAATTTTATCTATCTTGCTCATTTATAAATTAAAATACGAAACTTGACATCAGCACATTCTGGGTTGTTTACTACATCAGTAGCGGTTGGATGGTATATTGCATATATAGATGAACTAAAAAACCTAGTGTGCTTATTATATCAACAAAACAAAATCTAACTGTCTTTCCGGTATGATGTGAATTTATTGAAATTTGAGCATTTGATCTATCAGCTATGTGATTTACAACCTGAGTCCAAGAAGCAATTGGGAGTAAAATTCCTTTATGCGAACTAACATAAGTTTCTAGATCACCAATAGATATAGTCAGATGTCTCTCAAATACATTAAACCTCATACTCGATGTAGAAAGAGTAATCACACCCGGATTACCGGTTCACCACGAGCATCTTCACCATCATAAGAACTCCAAAACCGGGGCTTGCTCTCACGACCTTTGAGAATCTTACGAAAAGAAACAACAGGTGCGCGAGCAGTAACACGAGTCAAATCAAGATTGATTAATTCAACCTCAAGATCGCCGTGTTCGTCACCAAGTGCTTGTAGTTGTTCAATGTAATCACTGATGCGCATGTTGTTTCTCCTAATTAGGTGAAACTATTTTATCAGAGTTAAAAAGTAATGCAACCACAAGTTACCGTTCTTGTTTTAAATTTATTTTCTTTTGTTTTCAATGATTTGGTGTGCTTCTGAACATCCAATTCAGCTTCTGGAACAGTCTCATAGATGAAATGTCGATAATCATCTCCAGTAAAACTACAACCCAATGTCGTCCAAAACCAAGGAAAGTTTCTCAATACTCGAAATTGAGCCTTGAAATATCCATCCTTAGCATCAGTTGTGACTACACGCCATTGGTATGTTTTCATGCTACGAGCATCCTTTGAGGAACAAATGGAATCAAATCGAGAGCATGTTCTGTCTCGTTATCCTTCCAATAGCCACTATCAGTCCATTGAGTCACAATGTCATTGTGTAGCTCATGGATGATACCGACAACATTGTGGTTATTCTCTGACCTGATTGCGGTCGATAGAATGGTTACAGGGCTATTGGTCTTTCTGGTTGTGTATGGGGTGCTTTTGTTTATTTTCATTATTTTCTTGGTGTTCTAGAATACCATGGAAGCAATCCTCGTTTCACCATCGCATTGAATGTGAAATATCGACACTCTTCTCTCAACTTGAGTCTGAAAGGTTTAGTTTTCACAGATAATCCTCATAATATAAGTTAAGCCCTTGACGTGGGCCAACCGGCATTGCTCTCGGAATGCTTCTACGTGTCAGTAACGCTACACGACCACGGCATGTACGGTTTGCACTATTGCTTGCCTTGGACTCGGCTCATGCTGTCGAAACATGCTTTGACGCTGCTCGAATAGATTAACAAACTTCCTTTAGAATGTCAAACTACAGCCGCACCACATTCATAACAGAAATTGTTACCGGGAGAGTTCCACTGTCCACAAATTTTACATTGAGTCTTCTGTCTAGAAGTCATTTTTTGTGTGACAGGATTTCCAGTAACAGTCTCGACAAATAGTTGAAGAATGATAACATGAATTTGCTCTTGTAACTTTCGCGTTGTTACAGTAACAAAATTTTGGTTAACTTCTGAACCTTGGACTGTAATTCCGGCTACGTCATTATTTGATGGTATCAGTTTAGATGGTTTTGAACGCTCAACAGAACGTTCCAACGTATCACTCATAAGAGGTGATTCATACCAATCATTAATAGAACAAGAGTCTGTTGTTATAGTATTGTTGGATGATTGAACTTGTCCAATATTATTCACAAAGCTACGAAGAATGGGATCACGTTTGGTATCAGCATTACAAGTTCCATAATATCCACCATGCCAGTATGGATAGCCATAATGATTATTGTGAATGTGTGTAACTTCCTCAACTTTCTTGACTACCTCAGGAAGTGGTTCTTCGAATTGATAGGAGACACGAATGATACCATCTTCGATCTTGTCACCACGATGTTGAGAAATCTTCTCAGTCTTTCGGATATATTTGAAGGCGCGATTAGACCTATCACCCTTGAGGGTGAATGTTTCGTTCGGTCTGATAAAGAAACTTTCCTCAGAACCATAGGCATTCTTACCATCAATCTCTATGGTAACTACAGCACCGACACTGTTTAGATTTTTGATATAAATTTCATACTCTTCGCCGGAAGGTATATAGACCTTTCCGTTTGTTTCCTTGTAGAAACGATTGGAAGAAGATGAAGGACGAAGCGATACCACGAGCATATCTTTATGCATTTTAATTTCCTCTGAGAGCGTTCGGCTATCGCTCATGTAAGTAAAGCCGAAGAAAGTGTGATTCAGATGATCACAGTGTTATTTATGCGATTTTTCTGGGATGTCAAGTTTCTTGGAGAAACTTTCGTATTTGAATCTTTTACCTTTGACTATGAATGACTTGTCAACAAAGATGGGATAGTCACCAAACATTCCAAAATATTTCAGTCCAGAAAGAACAGCATCAACTCGATCAGTTGGAATGCTCTTGATTTTGTATAACAGACTGTTCTGGTCCGACAGGGTCGCATACAACAGGCGACGTGCCGATATCTCCTGATTTTCCAATATTTGTGCTTTGAAGAATCTTAGCCTTGACTGCATTGTTTCTGTCCGGTATCACTTCATCGACCATACAAAATTTGATGGCATCTTCTGCATCAAAGTAAAGGTCAATCTGGTTGTCATAAATTTTCTTGAGTTTTGCTTTTGGAAGTTTGGTGTGTTTGAGAACATGTGATTCCATAACCTTCTGAAGTCTGACACCTTCTATAGCATCTGCAGCTGCACGCTTGAGAGTAGAAGACTCAGAGCCATCAAAAGACAGCTGGTGGGCCATATAGGACGCATTCTGATAGCAGGTTCTGTGTGTTCCAGTGATTGCAATCAAAAATGCTGCACTCATGGCACATCCGGTCACGACAGTATCAATTGGCGTTGGATTGGCTGTCATAAAAGACAAAAATCCAAGACATGAATATAGATCACCACCGAATGAGTTGATGTAAAGTTTGAATGGCTTTGGTTTGTAGTCTAGTCCGTGAATGGCATAGAGTTTGGTCAAATATTCATCATTTTCATTGATATCTATCACCTGTTCAATGATCAAACCCAGACTATCGGAAGTGACATCCTGATCCAAAAACAACTGTCTTTTCATTGGGACTGGTAGAAGGGTAGAACTATCAATCTGAATATTCATTCACATTCTCTAGGATTTTGTCTGGACCTCATTATTTAGAAGTTTGTCAATCTCATCACAAACTTCTGTATGGGTTGTTTCTCCAGCTTTATAGACGAGTGCCTGTCCGCCTGCAGCCTTGAAGGCATCACAATTCTTCTTCATGTCATCAATCAGAAGGATATGAGAGTTGGCAAGTCTTGCTTTGCTCAAGCCTGTTGTGGTGCAGAGCATGTCCACCTTAGCAAATGCATCAGGTGAGTTTTCCAGTAACCACTTTGCTTTGTCTTCAAGAATGATCATTGAATCTTTGATGTAGTCACCACGAGAAGTACAGACAGCAAAGTCTACTCTATCCTTGTAAATTCTGTAGATGTGTTCCAACATCTTGAATCCGGGTGCTGGATCGAGAGTCGCAAACTTTCTTGCCAGTGCGAATGGCTTGAGTAGTTGAAAGAAAACACTTGGTGCAATTCTGTTCGGATCGCCAGATTTGAAGATCGTTCCGGGGAAGAATTTAGCCATTCCGCCTTCAAGGTCTACTAAAACTTCATCCATGTCACAAAACACTAGAGGCTTCATAATTTATCCAAATTCCTTCATTTTATTTGTAATTCTACCAAAGAAACCAAAGACATTCTCAGAGACCGTCTTTGGCCTGTCATAGGAGACGATGAGCACAGGCTCACCATGTATGCTCTCAATTGTGGAGAGCTTTACAGTGGCCTTTCCAGAGGCTACAGGAGCGTTTGTATTAATGAGTTCAAGGAAGTCTAGGAATTCGACCAATGATCGCTCTTCGTTCAGCTTCAGGACTGTGATTTTCTCACGCATTATGTTCTACTTTCTGTAGGTTACTGATCCATGCTAACACTTCACTATATTTCCAACCAACTGACTTTGGGCTAAGCTGATATTTACTAGGAAATTGACCAATAGCTTCAAATTTGTAAATGCTTGATTTTGATAGACCAGTTATATCCTTCACTTCGGCCAATTTCAAAATACGATCTTCATTAGTTTTAATTTCTCCATTCATCATATCATCAATCGCTTCTCGAAGAGTTCCAAAGTCATTAAATCCTTTACCTTCAACAGAAGAAATGTGGTCTATGTTATGAAAACCGTCTTTGAATTGTTCTAACCAATCCAATCTCTCACCATCAGTCAGGTTCATTTTTATCCTCACGAATTTTTACGAAAACTGGCTGGTAATAAGCGCGAAGTTCTGAATTTTTCTTGGTGACAATACCATTACATTCAATTTCTATAATGCGTCCGATCATGTCATCAGTATTGTATTCTAACCTCTGTGCATCTGAAAATCCACCACCGACAGATGTGATAATGGTTCCAGTCTTGTCACGAGTCAAGAATGCGCCAAGCTTTCCAAGGTTCTTTCCTTCACCTTCCTCTCGTCCAATGATCTTGACTTCTTTGGTCAGACATTCCTTGAACTTGATACAGTTCACAGATCGCTTGGCTTCCCATGGCGCATCAATGTTCTTGACGATGACACCCTCTTCACCATTCTCGATAGCCTTGTCATAGAGCGCCTTGACATCATTCCAATCCTTGACCATGATTGTATCTAACAGGTGGAGACGAGGATAAGCTTCCCATGAGACGTTCTTGATTGCCTGTTGAAGTTTAGCAAGACGATCCTTGTATGGCGTCGCACTATAACCCGCTTCAAACTCTTCAACAGTCGTGACATCCCAGATTTTAGCAATGAATTTGTTGCGTTCTTGGTCAATGATAGTTCCACGAATGGCCTTGGTAAAGATACCATTACCAGTTTGGCGATCATCAATGGTATAGCCGTCTTCACCCCTTGTTAGAAGCTCACCATCAACCACAAAGGCAATATCATCTGAAGAATTTTCACAAAGATTTTGACACAGATGAGCCAATTCTTCCCTGAGTTCGACATTCAGACAGTCAGCTGGTTTTCCATTTCTAGAAAAAGCTTGGATATCAAATCCACCCATTTTCCTTCTGATCCAGAAATTTACTCGTCCACCGTCTGCTTTGGACTGAACATAAGCCGGAAATTTGATTTTCTTCTTGTTCTTCTCGTCTGAATCCTTACAGAGCATGACTTCATATTCAAAAATCAAACCGGGCCAAACTTTATTGGCTGTGGTATCGGTTGCACCACACTTCAGGTCTCGGTCTAGGATGTCAAGGAATACAAGACGATCTTCTCGATTGAGTGCTTTTGCAGTCTGTGTAATCTTATCAACAGCTGCATGACCTGTATAAAGTCTCTCATTTAGATCATCGAGAAGACTAAAACCTGTGATGCCCAAGTCTGCGACACCATCAAAGAAATCTGGTATTGTCTCAATTTGAGCAGAAGTGACATAATAGCTCTTCTGAGAGTCATAGGCGTACTTAAACGCTCTCATCAGACACTTGTTATCTTTGTGCTTTTCGAGGATTGCGATCTTTCCGTTCTTGGAAGGCTCGTTCCTTACTTCATTGAGAATTTGATAGACGCTCATATTATTCCTTGATAACGTTTTCACTGATCCAGCGCGCATCAGCATTATCTGGGATAAACACACAAGATGAAGAGGATTTTTCCTTGTAGAAAAATGGCGTGTCACTAATACCAATCTTATTGAATACAAAAGCACATCCATGAGAATCTATCAAGACTCTATGGTCTAGATATGTGGAATCATTTTTATTTACATCACATGCGGACAACCAGAGAAACAGGACAAGAATAATAGTTTTCATTACAGATATCCCTTCTTCTTCATGTAGGAAACTACACGACGCTTGACGTTATAGGCGGTTGGTTGACGATAACTTTGTTCAATAAATAAATTCTTTGCTTCATCATAAGTTAAATCGAAAAAGTTCTGTACCGCAGGCCATCCACCAATACCACAAAATGTTGGATAAGTACCGCGTGTAAGATAATTATTCGGCACAAACCCTTCTTTCTTGAACCAAGGATCAATCATACAGGAACCAACAGCACATGCAGCGGTTCCACAATTACCACTATTAACCCATATTCCTAGATCAAACTTGACACTCTTGATAAATCCATTAATGGTCGCAAGTTCTCCACGTCTCGAAGCTTCGATATGAAGATCAAGAACACGGACAAGATTTTGAAAACGCTGTTTGTAAGTTGACATAAATTTACCTCAATATTTGTGGTGACTCATCATACACTACGAAAGAGAGTCTTGTCAAGCTCTTTTTCAGAACAGAAATTTCTGACAATCACTCTGGCATGTGCTTCCAATGCTTCAAATCCAGCATCATTATTGATTAAAAATGCACGTTCTAAAATTTCAGGACTGAGTCCAGCTTCAGACACATGCTCAGACAGCGAGATTTGACTCTGGGAAGGTCTTACAATATGGACCAATAGGCCACCATTGTCTAGGATGAATTGGGCCTCATTTGAAAATCGCACGTCTGTAATGATGGTATATTCTGGCATTTTATCTTTTCCGATAAACAACCAAATATCATCTCTAAGACATGCTCTCCCCCAATTTGTTCCTAGTGTCTGAAATGCGTGTCTTGGTGAAAATCCAAATTTAGAATCAACAACATCTTTAAGTTCTCCATTTGCATGTCTTTCATCCCAATCAAACAAATAACAGCAAACTTTTTTTATTGGATCAGCTAACCCATATCGCTCAATTTTAATTTTCAAATCTTCGAGAGCTATATCAATAATTAACTTTCCAAGAGTATCTTTTCCAGACCCGGCCTTACCATGTATTCCAATAAGTTTTTTCATTTCACACATTCCCATAAATAAAGTGCCTATCGCGTGTATCTAGCACCATAGGCTCTACAATAATCTGATTAAGGACACTTGCAGCATGACTATTTACTACGTTTACATTCATCGTACTCAAGATACTAATGAAGTATTTTATATAGGAAAAGGAACTGCAAGGCGTCGGTTTCATTCTAGAGCAAGAAGTCTTCATTGGACGAATAAAGTCAAAAAGCATGGTGGATTCTACTCTGAAATTTTAATCGATAATATCGAAGATGAATTTTCTGCGTTTGAATGGGAGAAATATTTCATATATTTTTATCGAATGATAGGTTGGAAATTGGTTAATGGTACCGATGGTGGTGATGCTGGTCCAAATCAAAGAGGCCGAATAGTCACTATAGAAAGTAGAAAGAAGATGTCTAAATCGCAGAAAGGTAAAAAGAAATCTGCTGAATTTTGTATAAAAACGTCTCTTAGACAAATTGGACCTAAAAATCATTGTTATGGAAAGAAACATTCAGAAGAGCATAAAAGAAAAATTGGAGAAAAATCTAAAGGAAATAAGTATAGATTAGGTATACCAGATTCGCAAGAAACCAAAGACCTTAAATCAAAACTCATGTTACTCAGACCCAAAATTCTTTGTACTCATTGTAACAAATTGTTCAATACCGGACTTTTTACAATTCACAAAAATAAATATCATTTGTAGCTGTCATTAGTATGGTCTCTGTTGAGGTCATAGATGATGAATGGTAAGAGAACCATGATCGGAATAAGCAAGAGTATGCCTATACAAATGGTTTCCATCCATTCTGAGAATGTTAAGCTGTCATCGTCTACAGCAAACGAAATGATGACGTAGAAGCAAAAGATTGCATAGAGTGAAAGGATTGTCAAGATCATAGTTCTGGTCCAAATTCTATTCCAATTGGCTTGGCTGTTCCGATTGAAAATGTAGTACATTTATGGACGGTAGGCCATGCTTGTTTTAGTAGAGTTGACATGTCCCACCCACTAGTCGCTTCTTCATCTATTCGAAATGTCCTCTTGCATAGAGAACACTCATAGACGATTCTGTAGTCGCTCATTCATACATCCTTGAAGTTCCAAGTGGATACCATATTGATGTTAGTGGACGAGTATCAAGACTTTTAAAATGTTTTGCCAAACATGAACAACAAACATGAATATTTTCTTTATAGGTTGTTTGTGCGGTAATTTTCAGTGAACCACCCTTCGGTAGTTTCAGTTCAGTCACTGAGTTATCTGCTCTGGGATATTCAAGTGTGAGTTGGTTATCACATACATCACAATATGTTTTGATCATCAAAACTTCTTCCCATCGGCCTTCAGGCGGTTTTCGCGCTTATGATCCTCTCTTGTGGCATTATATTCAAGTTTCTCGACAATGGAACCAGCCAAATCAAGATCATATCCAGCGCAGTAGTCAACGATACGTATAACAGCATCAGCCATTTCTACAACTTCCATTGGTCGATGGGTCAGGTGTGTATCCATCATATTCTTTCTGACGCCTTCTAGTGCTTCAGATAGTTCAGAGTGAATCAGTGCAATTAACTCACCCTTGTTTCTCTTCATTGGTTCGCCAGTGTCAAGATTTGTCCACCAATGAGTATTGGTTTTCTTGATATGGCCTTGTAGCATACAAATGCCGAGAAGTACAGCTGTTCTGGTTCCAGTGTCTATCATAATATATTCCTTATTGGGTAAATCCAAATTTTGATTTTGCTTCTTGAGTCTTGAACTCTTGTTCTTCAAAGTTGTAAATTTCTGCTAATGTCATTGGTTTTTGTGCATCAATCTTATACAGAGACTGCATCAAAACAGAAGCCTTCCTCTGAGAGAGTGGTTTGAATTCATACTCTCCAATCAATCGACCTTTACGTCTGAGTGCGCTATCGATTTTGTTCAAACTAGAGTTGAAGGTTGCTACAACACTGATCGATAAGATATCACTCAAAATTCCGTCACAGAGGTTCAGAATATTGCTGACAGCTGGATTTCCACCATCCTCTCTAGGTGCAAGAATTTCTTCTGCATCTTCGATCACCAGAATAGCACCTTCATTTGCATGAAGAAGTGTCATGAATGATGGATCACCCAACATCTTGGCAATCTCATTCGGAACATAGATGACCTTTCTGGTGGCTGTTGTGATGAGAGTTCTGATATAAGAAGTCTTTCCAGTTCCGGGAACGCCATGAAGCATGATGATGCCTTTTGGTTTGTCCTTCAGACTCTTTCTGATGTGTTCATCGAATGCCACAAAATCGTCATTGTAGTTTGTCATCACCTCTTCATTGGATTTTACGCTAGAGACTGGCATTGTGTATTCCGACAAATCCAAACCTCTTGGACCTTGTGTGATGATATGTATCTTTCGTTCATTGCTAGGAATTGGATGTACTAGCAAATTTTTTGTTGCAAATTCATAAAATTCGTCGTATCGTTCAAGAGAAGAAGACAAGAAAACGATGTTTGACTTTTTACTGTCAATAAGATCGTCGTCTTCTCCATACTCATCAAAAACTGAATCAATAGTAATTGGCTTTGTGGGGTTGTTACTATTCGACCCATCTACTGAGATAACAATCCCCGGATAGATATAGAAATTGGAGAATTGGAATGAATGCTTTGAATCACTTACATTGTGAGAAGAGTATTTTTCTTTTTCGTTGTACCTTACACGAAATTTTGTTAACCTTTCTTCAACTTCACTCGGTGTCAATCCAATTCCATAGATATGCATCGCATGTCTAGGTGCTTCTTTGAATACAGCCAAAAACTTTGAATAGCCAAAAGTATTGGTCTGCTCATGCAACATATTTGCATGGACGCTATAAGTGATGTTGTTCATTATGGATGGTGGCAGATGTTCAGTTGTTCAACGAGGGTTTCATGTTCTTTGGTGTCCCACTTCTGAAGATATTCACCAGTAGGATCGTCTGAATTTTCGACAAAATCAATCCATCCATCAGCAATGGCAATTTCATAGGGGTCTTGAGTACCACATTTGAGACAGTATGCACCGGGCCAACCACTCCACTTATGTGAATATTTCCTGTTCAGAATTTCTTGTATTTGGTCAGTCATTGGATATAGTTTAACTGGCCGTTTCAGGATGTTCAAGTTTCTGAGTCCTTCTCTGATCAATAGCCACGATACATAGATTATTATTCGCATAGATATGTTCAATTTTTCCACTTTCTGATTCCGTTTTTATTATTGACGGAACCATTTATAGTAAAGCTACTTAGCTGAAATCATAAGAAAAATATGGTGGCCTATTTTGGCTACAACTTTGGCTGCTTTATCCCATTTTGGGTGTACAGTAGTTGTGTGAAAGTGAGTTGCCCCATGAGAAGGATCAATAGCAATATATCCAACCACCAAATTTGCAATCTCTCGACTATCTTGATAGCTCTGAAAGTCTATAACTTTCTTAGGTGGCTCACATACCCAAGAAAATTGACAAATCTTCTTACCATTTCTGACAGCTGATTGATAGACAACAGAACATAGGTTGTTGATGTCCTTCTTTGCTCGGTTGAATGTCACAAAGGCGACTGCGAGTCTGCCTGTATAAGATTCGCCTCTTGATTCTCTATAGATGTTCTGGACAAGACATTCCATATTTGAATGATAACTATTGGACTGATGACTATAGTTTGCTTCTACGTTATTGGAGACCATCAATGTAGCGACTATGAGTCCTATTGTAATTAGTTTCATGTTTCTTCACCCGTTTTAAGAACGAAAGATCGAGTGTAACACAATGAAACTTTAAAAGTCAACACTCATCCACAGATAAGGTCGGCTTCTCCAAAACAAAGAATAGAAGAAAACTTATTGACCTTAAATTCTGATTCTGGAAATTCCTTGAAGAACTCACTCAAGACCATTTCATGGTTTGAAGTATTGAATTTCTTGGTTCCAGTTACAACTGTTCCTGTCTTGTGGCTCTTGATTTCAAAATCAATTTTGATTCCGGTACAATCATTGAAAACCGACATAATTAAACCCTCTTGAAGGCATATGTTCCGATGGATTCTCTTCCGAGCTTCACTTCCATATCATTCTGGAAGAGGAATTGAAAGCCATAGTCGTGCATGAAGTCCTTTATACCACAGTCTGTAAAATAGTGAAAGTGTTCATCCTTGCGATAGTGTTTACTCTTCAGAACATCTTCCTTATTCTTAAAGATCGGAATACTCATAATGATGAATTCTGGTGCAGCTAGCATAACAGACTTCAAATCTTTGATGTGTTCGAATGAATCCCAAAATGTGTAGGCAGTAGTATTATTCGGCTTGTACATGTCTAAGAACTTCTTGTTCTCAGTCAACCATTCAATACCAGCTGGATTGACATCATAACCGTAATAATCTGGTGAAGATCGGACAAATGTTCCTGAACCAATGCCAACGTCTAGGACGATTGCATCATTGTCTGATCCTAGAACTAGCTGAGTAAATTCTACTCTGGCATCATTGATGGCGCAGCTTTGTTTTTCATAGACTGAATATTTTTCAAAGTAGGATTTTCCATACACATCCGACTCTTTCAAATTGTTCTGCTTCCAGTATTCATCAACTGGAAAATAACCATAACCTAGATTCTCCCACCAGAAAAGCTCAAGCTCAAGCTCAGTATGCACGTTTTAGTTCTCATTGTTATCACCGTGCATTATTTATAAACTTCTGAAATTCCTCATCAAAGTTGGAAATGATCTTATAACAGTTATGTTTAGCTTCGAAACACATACATGGAAAGTCTGGATGGACCATTGTGAACTTTTCTAGGTCCATTCTCATGTCACAGATTTTTTCCTGATGGTCGTAACCCGCTCGTCCACCCCCACATATAAATGTATTCCTCTTGAAAGCAATGCCAGCCGGAACGATCCAGCCTACACCACCAACAATAACATCGGCATGTTGACAGAGAGCCATCAGTTTGACTAGACTCAATTCACCTGAATGAAGAATCAAGTCAGCTTCTGGTGTATCACCCACCAGCCATTCCTTACCTTCGACACAATCAGCCACTGATACCGTGTAGTAGCCCACAGCCTTGAGCATCTGACACGCTCTGTTGGTGTACTGAGGTAGACACTGTCTAGATGGTGTGTGCCACTCAGCACGGTCTGTAGGAGGTCTGACAATGGCTAATTTCTTGCCACCAGTATCGACCGGACAAGGACCAAAATCTGGCATTGCAAAATCGATAGGTTCAGTTAGAGTGACTTTAGCTTGTCTCTCAAGACATTGAATGAGATTCCATCTAGAATAGTTGTCAGGACCATAACCAAACCTGATTTCTAGTTCAGGTCTGACAACTCTCTGAATACGATTGAAATTTGGTCTAGGGTATCCCGGTCTGATTGGTGGATAGGTGATTTGCTGAAAGGCTTCTTCTGGAAGCTGTGAATATTCAATGCCAACATTGTTATCAGCTATTTTTTGTTGGAGATTTTGTGTTCTCCATGGTGTTTCTGTTTTAAGAAACTTTACATTATCAATCCCAGATAGCATAAATGGGAGTGGAGATTCTACGTATAGCGTTTCTTTCTCAGCGAGAGCTTTGATGAGCGGTCTTTCATATAAGTGATCCCCAATGCCGTGCAAGCTCTTGATTATCTTCATGTTTTAATCTTTATTTTATGCTTTGATCCAACTTTAGGACCAGACCTACTTCTCAATATACCTCGTTTCCATCCTTCTGGAATTGTTTCTATTGCTAATATTTGTTTATTATTGATACCATTGTTTATAGTTATTTTCTTAGGTTGTTTTACTCGTTGTTTTAATCCAGAATGAACATCTGCCCAATATTGAGTAAGCATATTACTTTTCCATTCTGGTGTACATACAAGATAGGATTTTTTCTGAACTTCTTTCCAAGCTTGTTCTCTTTTAGGTGTTTTAATTTTTGCTATTCGAGATAAATGCCCAGATTTTACATTCCTTGGGCCTTGTATTTTTCCTCCTAGAGAGCAAGATTTTCTTCTAAGTTCATCATTAAAAAAGCAACCAAGTTTTTCTGATCGCATAACTTCAACAGCAAGAGCAGAATACCTAAGTCTATCCTCCATTGGCATATTTTTTCCAATATTTGACATATGACCATTTTCAGCATTAATCTTTCCCTGTCTCTGCCCAACCATAGAAAGAATTAAGCGTGTAATTTCTTCACATGATATTGATCCTGAGAGAGCTTTCCACGCAATATAATCTTCCTTTTTACCAAAAGTTTCCCATAATTTCCTATGAGCTTCCGCGTGTTCTTCAATAGTCAATCGAATTAAATTAGAAGGATCGTTAGTACCTCCCATATGTTTTGGTATAATGTGATGTTTGTGTTTAAATATTTGCAAAACTATACTCCTGCATGATATACGCAGGAGTATTTAATGATTATCTATTTGTGGGAATTTCTTTAATCAAAATTCCAGCCTCTTGTAAAAGTTGAAATCCAATTTCTGTGCTATAATTTATGCCATTTCCCTTTCCGGGGAATGGTATATCGGTAGTAATAATTTCCTTGATGCCAGCTTGAATAATTCCTTTTGCACACTCTTCACAAGGTGAACCGGCCCAATTTAAATATAAACGACAACCTTTAAGTGATACTCCAACTCTCGCTGCATTAAAAATTGAATTTAATTCAGAGTGAACAATCATTTTGTACTTTAGAGGTCGTTCCCATCGTTTAGGATCAGTTTCATCAATACCACGAGGAAAACCATTAAAACCGCTAGATTTTATAACATTGTCATCATCGACAACAACACAGCCTACCTTCGTTGAAGGGTCTTTACTTTTTGATGCCTGTAAATGGGCATTTTCCAAAAAGAACCTATCCCATGAACTTATCTGATTGCTCATACTTTATTATCACTTTTGTCAATTACATTTTGAGTTTTTGTATCATAGAAACCTATCCCATTCTTTAAAAGTTCGTTAACCGCACCTGTTAAAGACACATTGAATATTCCAACACGCTTTTTGTAAGCACTTAAAATAAAGATTGCTTGCTCTTTCAATTTAACATCTATTGCTTCTGACATTTGCATTCCTTTTCACTATCATCATTTTTGATTCCCGTCAAACAGAAAAATGCCAATAGGAACCACCATCCACTGTATCCCTTTTCAAACACTACAAAACCAGTTGAAAATATAACGGCAAAATTATAGATACAGATGATAAGAATCGTCAGTGCTTCACCAATTGAAACTTGTTTCATAGAGACCTCAAATATTTTTCAAAAGTTTTGTTACTCAAACAACTTTCTGATCTTTTTTCTCTAATCAGAGTAATAGCATCAGATGGAGTCATTCCATCTTGAATGAGGACTATTGCAGCAATGAATGCAGAGCGATTAATACCCATATGACAATGAATTAAAATTGGTTTATGAATTCTAACCGAACTAATCCAATCAACAATTACACCAATCTGAGTAAGGTCTGGTATTTTATCAGTGTCAGCAAAGTAGCTTTTCAATGTGGTGACATCTGAATTAAAACGATACGATTCTCTAATAAGAGATACCACATAACCAAACTTTTCTGGTAGATTGGAGTCAGACCATCCACCGATGTACAAATTGTGTGCAATTTCGGTTATTAAATCCATCGGTTTGATTAAGTAAATTTCGCTCATGAACTCAATAGATACTTTTCAAAAGTCGCATTACTCAAACAGACTTCACTACGCTGAGAGCGAAGCAGGTTAATAGCTTCGTTTGCAGTCATACCATCCTTCATGAGAGCTAGACAAACAATCAACCCGGAACGATTCAGACCCGCCTGACAATGGACGAGTGTTGGTGCGATTTTGCTGACAGCAGCCACATAATCAGCTAGAGCATGAAGCTGGATCAGGTTAGGCATCGCTGCTGCATCGTAAAGCCAATTGTAAGAGACATTGACATTGTTGTTCTTGGAAGAAACTTTGTACTTTTCCCAAGGATAGGCCGACACAACAAACTTAATGATATCAGGTAGTTGCGCTCCATCTTTACAACCACCCGAATACAAATTTCCCTTGATGTGAGAAATCAGAGGAATAGGTTCGATTCTTCGTCCGGTATGGGTATATCCCTCAATTCTGTGATGTTCAAGATCAGCAAAAAGTGGTTGATTGTCTTTTAGTGCTTGCATTCGATTATTCTCTTCTTCAGTGCGTTTCATATATCTGTCTTGTTTGTAACTAGTGGCAACTCAATCTGACCACCTTCGTATGTGCCATCAGGATGATGGATTTTAACATCACAATAAATTATAGGTTCCTTTGGCGTTCCATCTATACCACAGACATAATAGCTTAAATCCTTTCTGAATGGAAGTTTTATGGTTCCAATATCACCATGCGGCCAAATGAAATCAACAAATGTTGTTTCCTTTACACCATAGCTTAGATCAAGATCGAGTGGACCAAGATGATCTTTTGGTAGAAAACACATGATCGAAACTGCAATTATTACAACTATAGCAAAAATAGCACTAAATTTCATCGCATTCTTTTCTTCTGTTGTCATGTTCATCCCTATTCAAAATATCTGAGCATCCAAAGGTCTCGAATACAATCATCTACAGGATCGTGTTCTTTTAAACCATCTGGCATTAGTGGAATTGTATCACAATACCCATTGTCTGATCCGGTGAGTATATCGACGGCTGTTCTTACATCTCTCTTACGATGGTATGGATAGAGTTCTGGTAGTCCGAGTTCAAAAGCAATATCAGACAGAACAGAAGATTCAAGATCACCACGACACCAATACACAGCCTTATTAGGCGTCATACAGTTCAATTTGATGAACTGTTGGATGGCCTTGTATCCATCAACTAAAGAAACGTCTGACGGGCTTGGTAGAAGCTGAGAGCGTTGTACTTCAATCGACTGGTTGCGCCACCAATTCAATGTATCGGATGAGATATGTCTATTGGTCTGAGAATTTGATTTGAATTTTACAAAGAGACTTCTTTCTTTTAAATCTTCTGCTGTAAAATCTTTGGATAGATCGACAGCAATAATTCCACAAGATAGAACTACAGCATTAGGTCTTAGTGAGAGTGTTTCTAGATCAAGGATGAAATCATTCATTTTAGGTTCGCATAATGTGGTGTATATTGATATTTAAAGCACATTTCCATCGGGAATGACGAGTGTTTTAAACCTCAGTAGATAGAGATGCGACTTGAAATATGCGTTCAATTCTGCGTCAGTGAAAATGACATGTGCTGTCGGTGAATATTTATTTCTGAAATCCAGACACTGAGCATAGTTCATCTTGGAAATTGATTCTTTCATTTCAGCAGTGATATCGTTCATGACGCTAGACGAAATTTTGAGAGATGGAGAAGCATAGATTTATTGTTGGTAGATTCTGGTGTGGTTTCATTTGGATCAAGAATAAAACCAACAGCTGTAATTTGACCACCATTACATTCTTTAGATTCAGTAAAATGTTTGGTTGGAATTTCAGTTCCTTCTACTGCATACTTATTCAACCTAGCACATACATGAATGGATGTCTTCAGATCATCTTGTGGTTGTGATTTTCCAGTTTCCAATAGGATGATATGCATGTCCTTTTCGGCTGCAGCCCACCCTTGAACGACATGAGCAGCCTGAACAGCACGATTGGCTGGTGCAAGCCATGAATGGACTAGGATATAAATTTTGTTCATGTGAGTTTGTTTACTTCTTTCTCAATTTCAGAAATTACATAAGAGAAAAATTCTGTTGGAGTGGTCTCATAAAAGTTCAGATAATTTCCACACAATCCATTGAACTGGGTAAATGTTCTCTTTGTTACGTTTTTCCCAACATTCCTTCTAACATCACCATCGCCTAATTCAGGATAGTAGTGTAACATATCATATACTATTATCCTGACTGATTCTGGTGTAAACAATCTAGTTTTCATATTAGATTTGTGAAGCAACAAGAGAGCGAATCTGCATCAGACTTTGATCAACCAACAGGCGACCATTTTCAAACACAGTCTGCATCATGTAATCACCGCCTTCCAGAGGCTTAGATAGATCGTGAACAACCAGCTTACCATCAGTGGTCCACATCCTCACAGTCTCGATTCTACCGCGCTTGGAACGCTTTCCTAAATCAGTGATAGGGTCTTTATAGACATCAACCCATTCACCATTGATCTTGGCTGCAGAACATTTCATGGCAAACTTCATGGTGTCACGATTGAGCTTCTGAAGCATTCCACCACCAGAACCAAATGCAATGTTATCAGCACTAAACCCCCAATCACTCAACTCCCAAAGAATCTCATCAACGATGGTATGACCATCAATTCCATCACCCTGAATCAGACGAACGTTGTTGAAGACTTTGTAGCCTTTGGCATTGATAGTAGAGCCAAACTTTTCATCAATAATATTTGCGAGCTTCAAAATTGTGGGGACAATCTCACCAGAATCTGGACGAATGACAAGCGTTCCACCAGCTGCAATCACTTCATCCTTGAGAACACCACCCCACCCGTTTCTGGTTGCATTGAAAACATCGAACGAATCAGAGACACAAGCATAAATTTTCCCGTCTCCGCCAAACAATTTGATCATATTTCGATAGGCATCAAACTCTCGTTCCTTCCCCCATGACGTGATGGTGCTATGTTCGGAAGCTGGAATACTGAAACCAGCCATTTCTTCACCATAATATTTGTAGGCACCAAGAAGAGCAGACATTGTGTCAGTTCCCTTAAATCCGGTTGCCAAATGAGCAAGTCCACCGACTTCAGCACTTTCTTCAGAAGAAACACCTCTTGCACCAAAATCATGCAATTTAAAGTCAAGACCAGAAACATCACCAGTCTGTTCAAGATAACGTTTGATAACCTTTCGGATTTCCATGGACTTTGTTGCGACGGTTGTTGGATACCAAACACCACGAAGAATCGCAGTCTCGGCAAATGATGTCAGCCAATAACACTTTGGGTCAGTGTTGACAATAGTAACCAAAGGAAGTCCAACAGGAAGAACAGACCCTTCTGGAACCGCCTTGATGAGAAGAGGAAGCTTACCACCATGTTCCTTGAGGATGTACATCCATCCATCACCATTGAATGGTACACCATGGGCCTTGCACACAATCTGCGCTTCCACAATGTCTGAAATTGTGATCGGCTTGGTCAGATACTTCTTGATGAACATTTGAAGACCAAAGAACAGAGAATGAGGATATTCTCCACCACGAGATTCGATATAGCTATAGACATACTCAGTTCCGGGTGGGTACTGAAGCCACTGGCTGTGTTTGTAACTATCTGTATTCAGTAAGAAATTTGTCTGTGTCATGAGTCTATCTCCATTTTAAAATTAAAAGTGCAGTCTATCCGCACTGTAAGTTTACATCAAAGGTTAGTTATATGTCAAATGTGGGTCAGCTACTCTATCGCCATCAACATAAAAGTTTTCATTCATTTCATGCAGAACTGCATCCTTGATAGCTTTGTAAGCAAGCCTTAAAATTTCGTATGTGCCTTTATCGGTATCAATTAGATGCCATCTGCAACGTTGTTCTTCCAATATTCCAGTGTTTGCGTCAGGCGCTTTAAAAACTACCTGAAGAAAATACATATACCTCTTTTCGAGTGTTTTATCCTGCCATGAACGAGGTTCAAGTTTTTCATGGTGAACACGGAATTCCCAGTCAAGATATTTGACTCTTTTGAGAATGGCTTCGATTTGTGGTTTGGATAACATGGCTTAAAATCCGTAACGTTCGGCAATAGGAACCCAATAGTTCAAAATTGAAAAATGATCCTCAAATAGTTTGTCACTCATTGTATGTAATTTACTGATTGGAATCCATTTTGCTTTTTCAGCATCATCAGACCCACGAACCTTTGGAAGTTCGTGTTCATCATCCAGAATGATCAATCCAGTTGTGGTAATCGTTCGACCACGAAGAGACCTATTTGGATGATCAAATGTCTTGGTTTCCCTAATCACTAGCTTATCTTCTCGGACCTTGATTCTGGTCTCTTCCAGAAGCTCTCTAAGGATGCCATTGTTGATTCGCTCATCAACGTTCAGGAAACCTCCCGGAAGGGCTAGAAGTCCCTTTCCGGGACTCGCACGACGCTTTACGACAAGGAAATGAGACTTACAGAACACAACAGCATCCACAGTCTGGAAAATTGGTGGATAAGGAAGCCCGATATAAGGCTTTTTGTAGTTTACGTTCTGCTCATATTCCTCACGCAGTGCAACATACTCATCCGTCTTGACAAACTTCATCAAGAAGTTAAATACATGCTTCGGAACATTCCATGCGTAATATTCATCATCTTTTAGGGTGAACAACTGTTCACGAATTGTTGTGGCATCCAAAGGATGTTCAGAATTGGCTTCGACATAGTCATACTGTGGAAATTTATCCAAATACCAGCTGGAAGCATCCTTGTGATACCCGACGATCACAACGTCTTTGGTAAAAGTTCTGACATGCAAAGGGTGTGGGTCGTTTTCATCAATATCAGAAATTGCTTCATCAACATTATAGGAAACCTCAGAAATCCACTGAGAGTCGTTATACATGTAGTCAGTCACACCATAGGTATAGACATTTTCGAACATGTTCTTGACAGTTTCATAGAGCATGGCTTCACGCTCTTCAAATGTGAATGGGTTCTTGATGTTTCGAGCAATGTAAGAAGAACCAACAATGATGACGATGTTGTCAGCAAGTTCGGCTGCTTTTCTGAAGAGTGAGAGGTGCCCCTGATGGTGGGGCTGGAATCTCCCGATTACAACGGCTGTCTTATATTGTTTTTGCATTGGAGTATATCTCCGGCTAGTTTCATTTGAGAGACAGTCTATCCGTCTCTGTTGTGTATTTAGACTTTATTGATCAACACCATGAATTTTCAAGGTATGACTGATAGAAGGAAGAGCAATCTTTTTTGCCATAATGAGGTCGTTGCGGCGTCCAGAAGCCAATAGACGAAGAACCTTGATCTTTCGCCCAATCATTTTTTGTTTAGTATCAATTTCCTCACCAATCGGTCCATGACCATGACTAAGCCATGCACGACCAGATATTAGTTCTGGTACACCAAGAAGAGATTCCAATTTTAATTGTTCAAATCTAATTGATTTTTTTTGAAAATTTTGTTCAACATAACCTGCGATTTCAACACAAATATATCCCGAAAATGAAGTACCATTCTCCAAAATGTTTGCAATGTGTCGATACATCTTCCGACGTTCAGTCTTGTTCATGACGCTGCAGTCCCTTCTTTGATGTGACGATCATCGAATGTTTCCATCCAATAGATTAAAATAACTGTTGCATCCTTTGCAGAAAGTCCGAACGCACGTTTGAGATATGGTGCTGCACCAAACATATTGGTCACACCAGATTCTATCAGCTTGTCCAGATAGACCAGATGTTCTTTGGTAGTGTTTACCGGCATAATAGCTGTGTTGCTCATTTAGCGTTCCTCGTGATGATCGACGTAAGTGACTTCTTGCTTGTCCATGAATCGCTTGACTTCTGAAAATGAGAACGGTCTGTATTCAGCTTGACCTGTGATCCACGGAGAATCGGAACCTACATCAACAGACTTTCCATGGGGTGCTAGACTACCATGAGAATGACCAAAAAGCAACCAAGCAGAATGGTGAGATTTGTTCCACACACGACAACCGAAGTGAAATAGGTTGATATGTTGACCTTCGACTTTGATTTCCTTGTAGTAATCCATGGACTTGAAATAACCTTTAGCCAAGAGCATTTCCTTGTTTCGAATCAGTTCACGATCATGATTCCCTAGAGTGAGATGAATGTTACCATTCAGTCTCTTTAAAATCTTGACAGTATCATCAATTTTACCAAATGAAAAATCTCCAAGATTATAAACAGTATCATTAGGTTGAACGATAGCATTCCACTTTTGAATCATCTGGTAGTGCATGTCTTCAACGTCCACAAATGGACGTTTAGAATATTCAATTATTCGGTTGTGGTAGAAATGGTTGTCACTAGTAAAAAATATTTTCATTGAATTGTCCGTATTATCATCTTATGTGTAGTGTACCATGATAAATAGAAATATACAAGTCATGATAGGTGGTTATGGACACTTCAACTACATACATTATAGAAAACTGTAATAATTTAACGGCAACAGAGTTAGCGTCTCATTTGAAGCGTGATGTTAGCTCTATACGAAACACATTAAAAAGATTAAATATTTCAGCAAAGAAACATAAATTCAACAATATCGAAATTTTGTTAGACCAGACAAACGTGTCTGCTTATTGGATCGGATTTTTATTAGCGGATGGATGGGTAAGTGGTAATACTTCCATTGCATTAGAATTAGGTAGTAAGGATAAGGAACATATTGAAAAATATGCAAAATATGTTGGTGCAAAAGTTGGTAAATACGTTAGAAACACAAATTTTAAGAAAAATTATACATACTTTAACGTAACAACAAGAAATTGTGAAGTCGTTCCAAAAATATGTTCTAAGTATGATATCAATGAACGAAAAACCACTAATCCACCAAAACTATCATTGTATAACATAACAGATGATCAATGGATTAGTTTATTCATTGGATTTGTAGATGGGGATGGTTGTATTTATCGAACAAAGACTGGATATAATAAAATAAATATACAGATTCATCCATCTTGGAAAAATAACTTAGAATTTTTAAATAAGCGGATTCATGATATTTTAAATCAATCATCTAGGGCCAAAGTGTTAAATATTAACAATGGAACAGTTGCATTGTGTATATCAAAAGAAAGTACAATTCAATGTTTATTAGAATGTGTGCAGAGGTATAATCTACCGATTCTGACTAGAAAATGGTCAAAAATAACACCATCTTTATACATTCCTCCTACCCATTAACCCCACCCAATCCTCTTCGAAGCTGCAACAGCAGCGGTTTCATTCGCATTCCTCAATGAAAACATCCTGTCTGAGTAATACTTTCCAGACTCACCTTGAAAAATTGAATCAGTCATTTCGGAAAATCTCCAGCGCCTGAGAAGTGTCTCATAGTCTGCTGAATCAATCCAAGCTTTTTCTGTATCTGTCATAAATTTTCTCCAGAACTACAAAATTGGTGGGTCGTCCAAGACTCGAACTTGACGTTGGTAGTACCCATCCTTGTTTCTCGGGAGGTTGCGGTAGTCTTTCGACCACTCCCTACGCTTCCAAAGACCTCTCCTACCTAGTGCCCATAACCATACCTATATTGTCACACTTGCAGGATTCCCCACACCAAAGCCCCGCTAACCAAGCCTTGATGCTGTGACAACAGGTCGGCAACGACCCAAATTAAAATTTAACAATCCAAACTAAAAATTTAAATCCTCCAACAAAAATCAATCCAATAACAAAGATAGGCCAGAACATAAGCATTGACGCAGTCCAACTATCAGCTTCCAATTTTCCGTTTAGATTATACATGATCTTCGCTACAATCATAGCACACAGAACCCATAATCCAAGACCAATAAGAAAGTTCACAGTTGAATCCTCTTCCCACTCAGAACATTCACAACACTTGCACCGGGACCGAAAGCGGCCCGCATTTCAAACAAGTCTTCAGCAGAATACACACGAGTCTTCTCACGAGCGACCAGCTGTTCCAAGATCACATCATGAGCAGCTTCCTGCTTCACCAGATCAACCTGAAACTTGTACGCCTCATCAGCAGGTAGAATTTCCAGAACAAATTCACAGAGGTCCATCGGAACCAGATTGGTCATATTCTTCCAGCGAGCAACACCGTCACTCACGATAGCATCTTTTATGACATGATCAAAAGAGCGCTTAGCACAATCACGATGAACTTGGTGTTCAGACTTCCAATCTCGCATATAACCATTGAATTTCATGTGTTCTCCGTGTTGACAGGGACTTGATGAGAAGAATAATACTCTCTATCCAAGTCCCTGTCAAGGACTTTATGCATCCACCAGCTTCAATTCACGCGGAACCCACTTGTTGATGCGGTCAGTCTGCCAAGCCACATACTGGTCAATCTGCTTAACGGTAGCTTCCAGAGACACAGCCTTCTTCTCATTCAGATGAGCAATGACAGTGTTCACATCCTTGCTATCGACGCTGTAAAGTTCAATCTTCTGATCTTTTCCGTCAACACCGACAAAAGAATAAGTGTTCCAGTGATAGCTACCATCCTGAGAAACATTTTCAACAAACTCCACGTCCACATAACGCCACTGATAGCCACTCGGAACGTAACCAGTTCCATGAACATACTCATGGACCCAAGCTTTCTGTTCGGTCGGAACTTCACGAGCTTTGGCCTGAGCAGCCTTCAGATTATCTTTCTGAATCAGAGCAGCGAAGATGAAATCTTCGACAAGTTCCTTGGAAATCTCCAAAGGAAGCTCATCAGCACCGAGACAGGTGCCAGAGAAGAAACCCCACTGTTTGGTGTAGCCATGCTTCGACAGACGACCATTCGGGAGCTTCTGGACATGACCGCAGCACTGGCATTCACCGATAAACTTTGCGCGATTCTTGTTGGCCATTTCGTTTCTCCTGTTTCTCGACTTGATGAGAGAATTATATGCTCTCTAGAGGCGATTGTCAACAGAAATTTTAAAGTTTTCGGTCTCTAAAATAGCAATAAATCAAGGGTATCAAACCAAAAGACAAGAGTCCACTAACAAACAAAAGAAATCCTTGCCATGCCAATTTATCCATCGCACGGTTCCAATCCTCAACCGAAACATCTTTTTCATCGATGTAAATTTTCATCACGACTCAGTTTCAATTTTGTATTGTTGCTGCCACTTCTTGGCAGCAATAGAATTAATATGGTTACACACCGGCATAATATAGATATGTTGTGTTTTGTACTCTACACTAACGGCATCTACCTGTGTTCGAACGACACCATCATGAAGAACTCCAGTCTTTTCATAAACTTCAATCTCATCAAGAGCTTGAGCTAAAAGTTTTGAATCTTCTTCAAGTTTTACAAAGAACTCGAACCAAGTTTTCATATCACGACACCTTCTTGATCAGACCATTTTCCATGGTCACTTCAGCAAACCATTTGCGCTCATAGGGAGACGGACCAACCACACAGAACTTTCCATTTTCCTTGAATTCAGGACCGAACATTGAAGTCTCTTCATACTTCAGTGCCTGACCGACAGCAGCCTTAAGGTCTTTCTTGGTCTTGTAGCGTGCGCCCATCATGACATTAATCTCCTAAATGAATTGCGAGAATTGTGAAAAAGAGTACAGCGCAGAAGAAGATGATACTAAAGACTTCAGATTTTGTCAACATAAATTATCAACGATTGATCGTAACGAAGTAAGCACCAACAAGATAGGTCAGAATGACCTTCTTGTGTGAACAAGCAAGCGTCAACTTCCACAAATGCTCACGTTTTGTCATACTATTTGCAATATATTGGTTCACTTAATTTCTCCTAATTAATAAGGAACACGAAGTCCAGCAGCCATCCGAGAAACACGAGAAGCTTCAGTTTTTGCAGAACCATCAGCATCGTGCCACCCACGCATCCAAGATTCATTCTGTGCCTTGGAGACAATGCTCAGAGCATCTTTTTTCTCATAAGCACGAGCTTGGTGGACAAACGGACCACCCGGAATCCAAGGAGAATTCCATTTACTTCCAGTATCGAAACCACTCTTGTAGGAATCATTGAGAAATGCAGCATAATCCTCAGAATTTTCCAGAAGATACTTGTAGTAATCGGAAGTGCAGCAAAACTCTTGGTCATATAAAGTTTTCACCAAAGTTTCTCCTTAATTTGATGAGACCAGTATAAACCAAATTTCAAATTTGAGAAGTACCGTTTGTCGGCTTACAAAATTCCTTTCAAAACTTTGCTCAACTTCAATTTATTTCCAGTCAGATGATCAATGACCATGTCGTGTTTGACAGAATAGGTTTTGACCTTATCACCACGTTGACCAGAACCAATATTTTGTTTTCTGTCATTATTTGCTGCGCAGTGAATTTCAGATTCATGCTTGGACTTCAATCGAGCTTCCAGAATTTCAAAGGCTAGGCGTCTATTTTGAGGCTGAGAACGTTCTGTCCTGATAGAGACTGTGATTCCGGTCGGAACATGTCGAATATGACAGGCACTCAAAGTTTTGTTCTGATGTTGACCACCATTACCACCGGCTGTTGTATACCTGATTTCTAGGTCTTTCTCGGAAAATTTATATCCCTTGGTTTCCATTTCCAAGGGATATACATAGACTGTTACTGTAGAGGTCTGCACACGCCCATTACGCTCTGTAGGGGGTATTCGTTGCCATCTGTGCCCACCTGACTCATTCATGAGTCTAGACAGCTTCCTAGAGTCTCCTGATAGTGTTAGTGAAGCAAAGCCTGATGATTCTTCTAGAATCTCAGGGTCAAAGACTCTCCTGCTTGGCATAATTCAGGTAAATCTTGGCCTGATCTTTAACCAATAACTTGGCATCATCTCCGCCCTCGGCTGCTCTGACTTCAATTAAAATTTTGTTCATGATTTTCTACTCGGTTTGTGTGTTATACCTTGTTGATCTTTACTTGGGCGTTTTCGAATAGTTTGTGGATGAGTTACTTTACCTACCCACAATTCTGGAATTTCTATAAGAATGCCTCTGCGCATTCTATAGAACTTACCATCCATTTCTATTCTCTTTGCCATATTTAAAGCTCGATTTGAACAATCTCTCTGACTTGCTTAATTTGATCTTCTAGTGTAGAAATAATCTTATCCTTGATTTCGATAATTTCCTTCAATTGCTTGACTGTTTCTACCAATGATACTTCCTTTGTCTTGACTTCTTCGGGATGCTCAAGATCGTCGGTGTGATAGTACCAACTATCTTGATTACCATAATACTTATCAAATCTTACATGGATGCAGGTGTTTTTAATTCCAATAATCTCACCAACTACACCAACTACACCAATAGTATCTTTCATTGCTTCAGACCATATAACCTTACCACTCATTCGACAAATTCTGACGGTATCGCCAATCTTAAATTCTCGCTTGATGGGTAGAGGAATCTGTGGAGATTTTTCTGGAACAAGTTCGAGTGAACGAGGATCGTAGTAATAACCACGACCGGGACTCAATTTGACATAATATGTCAAACGTGGTCCTCGTGTAGTGGTTATTGTTCCAGTTTCACCGATGGTCTTATCCATCCAAATTTGTTCCCAGAGAGTCCCATACTTCTTGACAATCTTGACTTTATCACCAACTTTAAATTTCTTCTTCATACAGTTTCCTCATAATGAAAGTTCTTGGAAACACCCTTGATCAAATAGTCCAACTGGACTGGAAGGATGCGCTTGTTTTGAAGTATCAAGTGCTCGAAATTATTCAGAGTGAACGGCTTGAACCTCAAAACCATACCACATTCAGACAACAGTCGATCACTCTTTTTAGTGTTGCATTGCTTGCATGCGGTCACACAGTTGTTCCAAGTGTTTTGACCACCCTTTGAAGTTGGAATAACATGATCCCTAGAAAGTTTACTAGAAGCCATGTAGACATGCCCACAATAAGCACATGTGTGATGATCACGCAAGAACAAAATTCGATTGGTCAGTGCAGGCGCACACTTCCGCTTTCTAGCAGACTGATCATCTACTGCAACAACTGGATACAATTCAAACTGTGAGGTAGTTCCATCCTTGCCTGTACCTCCTGTGAGGTCAATAGGATCACCCAGACGCCAGATCACCTTATCGGTGAATTCAGCTACCACAATATCTTGCCACTTTGACCAAGCGCACGGAGAGCCTGATTTGTCCAATTTTAAAATCATTGGCAAATGACCACTCTTCTTCTCTGCTTCGTGGAACTTCTTCACTTCAAATGTTTCCTTTGTTTACTTCCGCTCGTAGTTCAGGAACGACCAGACCGACAGACCAGTAAATTCCGCGTCAGTTCCAGCCATGAACATACTGACACGCCTCATCCAAGGCCGGAATTTAATGGAAGTACAGCTGCGATCATCCATGTCATGGCAATATTCACCACCAACACTCGGATGTTCCATCCCACATTCTTTTGCCCACTGAGCAATCAGACAGTTGATAGTGCTGCCAAATTTAAACTTAGTGGTTGAATTCTTTCCACAAAGCCAATCACGCATTGCCGACTTGGTGTTGAAACGCTTGACATCAAACATGATATTTCTCCTGATTAGGAATATTTCTTGATAAAAGCGACCAGATCGACAAGTTCGTCAAACTTGTTCTCGTCCAATGCCACACGAGCCAAAGTACGAGCCTGTTCGACCAGATCAACATTCTGACTCACCAGATGATAACCATAAGCAGCCATCTGGGCCTTAATCTGGGTAAATGTGAAGTTATCATTGAATGTCAACTCTTGAACTTCGTTGTTCTCCACAAAATCCTTGGCTTCCTTCAGGCTACCCAAAGGACTACCGTAGGCAACTTCACGAATGTACTTGATGGCGCTGATAAAATTGGCAGAGTCGCCAACATTCTTTCCACCATGCTTAATTTTCATCGTCTTCATAAATTTCTCCGTTGGTTTGTTGTGATTCAGTAGACGTATATTAAACCAAATTTTAAAAATTTGCAAGACCCGGTTTCATAGTTTAAAGCTTATCCAAAAATATAGCAATTCCACGAGTAGATGGACGTTGAACAAACATCTTAGACGTGATTCTATACTGGAATCGAACGGAATTCTTCTTTTTTATCAACTTTGTGATTCTCTGTTCCTTGAGAAGTGCCCTGAATCCATTATAAGCAGTCTTCTTATCAAAGCCAGATTTCACAGCATCTTGTACCGTAAGGCGAGTTCCAGCATGAAATTCGCTAGCCCACTCATAAAACTTTGTAACTTTCATCTTCATAAAAACCCCTTAAAGGTCCAAACCCGGTTGTTCATCACCCATTAAACGTCCTTCAATGTTGCCTGCAACACAAACACCAGCAAAGAGGACACCAAATGCTGCAAGTCCAACAAGTTGAATGGTGACACCAACAAGACATTTTGTAAATTTGAACATTTCAAATCTCCTTGACAATTTCCAAATTCTTGGTAAGAGGATAACATGCATCTTTGTCACCGTCAAGCAAAACTTGAGTAGAGGTCAGATGACGCCCTTGATTGACAAGGACAGTGCCTTTCCGATTCTTCCACAAATCGTGGTTTCCGATGTATTTGACTCTGTCATTTTCTTTGAACATTTCAAATCCTCCTTAAAAGCTGTGCTTCAGCAGGGTGGTACGAGCAATCTTCTGCCAATCTGCAGTCGTCTTCAAAAATCCAGACAGTTGGATCACGGTGCGCAGGGACACATAACGCAACTTGGTCTCATTCGAAAGCATCCAGTCCATGATCTGAGAAGCTTCATGCACTTCCAGACCAAGATCAGTCCGCATGGTGCTGGTAGCCATGACCTGTTCGATACGGATAAGAATCTCTTCCGAAGAATGAATCCCAAGGTCCAAAAAGACCGCACGACTGAGAAGAGCTTTCATGTGAGGGGCCATTTTTCCACCCTTCTCACAAACACGAACCATGTCGCAATTTGTCAAAAATACAATTTGACCGAAGTATTCAAACTGGTTCGGAATGCCAGCATCCGCCAGATAGGTAGACATCTTCATCCAAGAAATCTCACGCTTGGTGCTGGAATCCAATGCACCCTTCAGGATGTTCATGGTCTCTTCATCACCGAACACGTCAGCATCATCCAGAATGATGATCTGGCCCTTCTCACGATTCTCATAGATCGCAATGTAGAGGGAGATAGCCGAGATGCTGCCCTTGATCGTAGTGACCTTGTTGACCTTACCAGAGCGCACAGCACCTTCTAACTTCTGTTCCAGAGTGTAGCTCTTGCCGACGCCAGCAGCGCCAGAAACGATCAATGAACGAGTGTTGCCACTGATGATTGAATCGGACAGGATGTCCATGACTTCAAAACGCTCATTGATCAGGACAGCCTTTTCACCACGAGTCATCTTTGAGGTGATCGGCTGAATCTGTTCGATTTCCGGCTCTTCATTTTCTTCGACCACGACCGGAACGTCTGACAGGCTGTAGAGAGCACGAGACAGCTTCTGTAGACCACCCTGAGAAGCCCTCCAATACAGAGTGCCACCCAGAGACTGAAGTTCGGAAGTAGTGACCTGTTCACCAAACTTGGTGCGCAGCTGGTTCATCTCTTCGCTGGTAATTTTAACAGACATCTAAGTTCTCCGTTGGTTTGGTGTTGACTTGATGTGTGTATAATATTTCAAATTTGAAGAGTTTGCAACGAAAAGTTTTCTATTAAAATTTGAAGTTTTATAAAAACTTTTTATCTTCTACCAATCAACCGAAGTTCATCAACTTCTTCTTGTTTGAGAATATTCATTGACCTTTCAACTTAACTTCATCATCACCAGTGAGATAAGAATCAATAACATCTGGTGTATTACATTCATCCTGAAATCGTTCGTTCCAGTTGAACTCATAGGATATGTTTGGATTTTCACCCCATCCACGACCAGATGTCCCGAGAGTGATTGTCACATCATATTGCTTACACAGAGTGACCAAACTCTCAAAGAAAAGTTTCTGACGCTGATTGACGACTGAGATTGTCATATCACTTCGCCGTGTTCACAAAAGATTTGTTCCACTTACCAAACTGCAGATAGGCGTAAAAATTCACACAAAAGTAATCACTCTGGCTATCGCTGTGATCGTAGTTATCAGTATTGATGGCAGCGATAGCAGCCTTGACAATTTCCAGAGTCTTACCGGAGAAGACGTTTCCGGGATAGTAGGTATTCAGCTGATAGCTATTCAGATTCGCAACAGAAGTCGGATGCGTTCCAAACTCAACCATATCACCAGCCGGAATCGGAGCAGACTTGACGGTCATGGTGATCGAACTCTGATCACAGCGAAGAGAGTACTTCCAGTCCTTCGGCATGACCAGCTTGAGAGCAGCTGCGATCTTTGCCTTCTTCTCTTGATTCATGTAATCCATTTCGTTTTCTCCGTTCGATTCCTGATTTGATAGAAGAATTATATACCAGAAACAGACTTGGTGTCAACAACAAAAATCTTAACGATTTCAACAGCCTTATTAAGATATTTCTGTTTGGTTCGGTATGATAGAGAATCCCATTTTCGATTTTTTGGTGCAAGAAATTTTGCAAGAGTCATGACAATTGCAGCATGATAAAATTCGATATCGGCGTTGTTCATGTCTTTTCTCCGTTGATTTCTCGACTTGATGAGAGGATTATAGAGGAAATTTTGATTTCTGTCAAACTTTAAAATCTGAATGAAATCAATAGATTACAAAATCTCCACAATCTTTCCAACCAGAGCACCATTACCGACAGTTCCATTGCCATCACTGAAAAGTGTAGGAGCGCCATTCAGCCAGTGAAAGACTTCCTTGCCAACAGAAAGCTTCTTGTCCTCGCTGGAAATGTGTGCAGCAAAGACGGGACGAACTTCACCATCCCACATATGCTGAACCAGACCCATACGGCGAGCCTTGTAGGCAGTCCGTTCATAAGCATGTCCAAAGAGGAACTGAAATGCACCACAATAAACAGTTCCACGAGTACCGTCCTTAAATTCAACCACAACTTGCTTGACAAGACGCGGCGACTTCAGGCCATACATGTAAGTAGACATTTCGTGTTCTCCGTTTGGTTTAGATACTGTGAAACTAGTATAAACAAAATTTAGAATTCAACAACTACCGTTCGTCAGTTGTGACAAACACTCAATCTCTCAACATTTCCAGATGGATCAACAGGACGATAATCACACTGTTCACCATCATACCATTCGTTGACTTCATTCCGTGCATAATCGACTACAAATCGAACCTGTCTTCCAGTCCAATGGCTGGTGACATTGATTTGTTTAGGAAATTTTTTATTGGTCTTTGAACTATGACACCAAAGAAATCCGTCTTTTTCATACCAAGACATGTCTGTCAACATGAGATTAACAATTTCGTCTAACATCTTTGGTCTCCAAAATATAGGGAGATTATACGACGAATTTTTAAATTTTGCAACTTTAAAAGTCATTCTAAATTATAGTGTCAAATGTAGGTAGACCCATTCACTTGGAGGATCAACTTTGACTCTCTGTAGACGACCAGTATTCAAATACCAGCTACCATCGGCAGTAAGTTCAAGGAAGGCATAGTCAAAATATGATCCAACATGACAGCCACTTTCATAACGAGCAAGAACCAACTTTTCTTTTTCTGGAAGACGCTCTTTGGTTCGAATCCAACTAGTTTCTGGAACGTGATCTTTGAATTGATTTTTAAACCATTCAGTCAAATCTACTTTCATCACTCTCTCCAAGTCAGATATGAAATCTTATCTGACTCTTTTGGTGTTTCTCGGTTAGTGGGACCGATGTGTCTGAATAGAAATTCGAGAAGCTTTTTAAACATGCGTTTTACTCTTGACCAACGACTTGTAGGAATGTATGGAGCGTAAAAGAATCCAGAGTCATGAACTTCTTTTACTTTCAATTTGGTGTAAATTTCTTCAGATTCCACCTTTCAACCTCTGCATCCACTCGGCTGCATCTACAAATTCAATCCGCTTTCCACCATCATATAGATTTAAAAGTGTAGCATAAAATCCCTGAAGCTTGACAGATTTTTCGAGTGCATTCATCAGTTCATCAATCCGCTCTTGAGCTAGTTGAAGTTGATCAGATAAATTTCTAACTTCTTCTGTTTCAAATAGATGAACTTCATGTTTTCCAATGGCAATGGCACGAAGTTGATCTACAAACCCACCTTCCAATTTAATAGTCTCAAGACCGTACACACGTCCGATAGTATTCAGTGTAGAAATAAGTTCATTAAGACGTTCAATGGCGAAAAGTGCGTCTTGAGCAGTCATCGGTTTCACTTCATTCATTTCAATATTCCAAATCAACTAAAAATTCATGTCCACATTCTGGACAGACGACTTCCATTCCTGTGGTCTTGGGTGTTCCGTGTTCGGCTATCTTTAAAGTACTCCCATCAAAGAAATCTGGATAGTTCAATAGATTAACCCATTCTTTACATCCGGGACAGTCACAATTGAGTTCGACTGTCCATGTTGCTATGGTATTCACATTTCACCTTGATACACAACTTCTGGTGTCTTCTTTATGATATTTTCACGCCTAGAGCTAATATATAGTTCAACTCTACCTTTACAATAAAAAAATACCTCGTTCATTATCTTCATACTTGGAAGCATATAAATTTGATGTTCGTGATTCATTATGATTATAAATGCTAAGGTAATCCCAACCAGAAAATATCCACCACCCACTTTTAATTTGTGGGTATAATTTTCCATCCTCTTTTAAAATACGCCATTGCATGATTAGACAGCCTCTGGCTCGTATTCTTCTCTTGGTTCTCGACGCTTCTCGTACTTGTCTTTCTTGACCTTCTGAGCAGGACGAGGAAGGATCGTTACATTCCCTTCATGGTCCATAATAACAGGAAGACCACCTGCTGCAAGATTGAGACATTCTTGTGCAAAGGAATGGGAGTGGACCTTTAGAAGGGCTTTGGCACGCTGTTGAATATATAGTTTGTTCATTTTTATATTATATCACTATCTGGTTCTGAATTCAATACTCCATCAATAATACACGAAAACCCTTTAGTTAATTTTATTGTTTTCATCCTTCTCCTTCTTCATCGCAAGATACTTCCCATATGCTTCACTCTTTGGCTGAGTTAAACCTAAACCTTTACACCACCAATCATTTCTTAATAGAACTTTACACATCCGACGCCATGATGGTGCCCATTGTTTATCCTCTAAAACTTTTGGTGCCTCGTCTGGAATACCATCGACATAACCACGCCCTTTCCACCCTTTTATAAATCCCCTAAATCGTTCAATATAGTGCTCTTGAGTTTTCTTTGGCATCGAAGAAAGAAGAAGGTTGCAGAATGATTTCCATGTATGCCCATCTGGTTTATAAATTTTATTATAACCAGTAATATTTCCATTTTCATTGATATAAAGAGCACCAGAATTTACTCCATTGACTCTGGCAATCAGCTTAAACCACGTCTGAGGTTCCAGTAGATGATAGAGCCATAATCCGCGTCTCTGATCATCACCATAAGGTTGACAAAGTCTTTGTTGAGATATTGGAACACCAGCTTTATGCATCAGGTCATAGATTGGATTATGAATCTTTTCTGGAAACTTTGCATGAAATCTCCAAATATCTTCTGTCTTCCAATCATAGATCGGGTACACATTGTAAAGTTCATCATCAATGTGTGTTGTGAATCTCTTATTTCCATGCATTCTCTTATCACTTAATGCAATGGTTCTGAATCGATTTAATGACTCATCGGCGCGAATGCCAACAAACCCACCACAAGATTTTCCATCTGCATACCAAAGCCCCCACATGACCATAAATTCTTCAAATTCCAATCCATCTTGAAAAAATGGATAATAGTTGATATCAGAAATTCCAAGTTTAGGAAGGTCACGAACCCAAATTTCCTTGTTTTCTGAATCCCAACACTTCCATCTTGGTGTATAGTTTGATACTGCATTTCGTAGAAGCATCGGAAGGCACACCCAATGAAGTTCAATATGGTCTTTGTATGTTTCTACCATTTCTTCTATATGTTTTATGGTAGCTGAATATTGTGCTTCCAAATCAATAATCAAAAGCGCAACTTTTCTACCGCGCCTGATAGCTTCTGCCATAACCAAGTGAGTCATGACAGAAGAATCTTTTCCGCCAGAAAACGATATATAAAGTTTTTCAAAATTATCAAATGCATACTTAACTCTGCTAACAGCAGCTTCATATACATTAACATCTTGATTGTATTGTTTGATTCCCATATCAATATAAATTTGCCTGAGTTTTTGACTTCGAATCTTCTAGTGATTTTGGTTCTTCACCGCGTCGTGTTAGCCATATATTAAGATACTTCAATGCCGTTTTATTTGCTTGTTCTTGTTCAGTTTCTGTAAGTAAATTGAATCCACCTCTGTAATCTGATGGTATCCCCTTAGCATAGCATAAAGAAGCCTGTCCTAGCCATGCTATTCGATTCATGTTTTCATTGGACAAGTAATGTTCGCATGAATTTTTCCAAGTATCAATGACACCTTGGAGTGCTGCCTCAAATTCTTCTGTATTGGTTAAAAGATTTTTATAGATTGATTCACAATCTTCATCTGTCAATGACTTATCTTTTGGTCTGGATTCGTAAAATCCTGCTGGATAACATTCCCACTTTTCCCATGTATGAAATATTCGTTTCATTATCAATCACTCAATGGCGTAAAGTTTTCTTCCATGTTTTCAATATCCCATGACTGAGAAAAATCTTGGTCTTGGAATAGTTCAGAAAGTCCAGTGATCTGACAGAGTCTAAGAACTTCTTCAGCATCCATCCCAAGATTTTTGCAAATTTTCTCATCAGACCAATTTCTACGCTTCAATTCAATCACAATATCAGACATAGCTTCAACTTGATGCTTTCCTCTTGCTCGATTATGGCGAATAGTTGATGCCATTCTATTGGTAAGATCAGCCTGACTTTGTTTGATTTTGACAATCGGTACATGTCCATGAACCCTAGAACGAACATCCTCGCATTCTTTGTTCACTCTGGTTCTATGAAATCCATCCACAACTTCATATTTGTCATTTTCTGGATTTGTTACGACAGGCTGGGTATAACCATCAGCCATGATTGAAACTCTCAAGAGTTCCATTTCTGGTGGTGCTACGGAATTAGGATTATAATCATTCGCATGCACCAAATCAGAATGAACCCAAAGAACACAATCAATTGGTTCATTTTTTAATGGACTGTACTGGTGAACAAGCAATCTCAAATCATTTATTGCGTTAATCCGTTCCCCTACAGATTTATTTTCAATAGAAACAAGATATTCTTCCACAACATTATGTATATTATTCATAGTCCATATCTTAAAGCATGAAACTCAGAAAATCAAGCTTTAAATCCTTGAAATGATGTCTTCCCAATCAATGATTTGTGCCATGCCTGACGAGCATGATGTTGGTCGGCTAGACGTTTGTTGCCAACTTCATCGTGCATATGAGATTTTGTATGATACATTCTCATGTGATAATGGTGCTTTGCCAATTCTTCATGTTGAAGATCATGGTGTGTCTGTTTTTCATGTGGCATTGTAGTTTCATCATGAAGCATTCTATAAGATCGAGCATTTTTAAAATGATCCAAGGCTTTTTCCAGATGCTTCATATGTTCTGGAAGTGGATCATAGGCTTCATTTTCATTTAAAAATTGACGTAAAGTTTTCATCTTGATCCAGTTCCATGTTGAGCAACAAAGTCATGTAGCTTGATAGGTTTGTGAACACCTACAGAAGGCGCTATAGAAGCAGCTGTGTGGTTCATAGCCGCTGGATGTGGCTCACTCTTAGGTGAGGCACCTTTACGAGCAATAGCGACGTGTCCACCAGCTTCTGGACGAACTGCAAAGTTTCCTGCACGCTCTAGATTTGGTCCACCACCCTTCAATCGAAGACCAGCAATGACGCCCTCATGATGAGGAACTTCATTATAAGCCTTATCTAGATGTCTGTGATCATGTGGATCACCGTCAATGACTCTATATTTCTTTCCAGTCTCTTCATCATGAACATGACTTGGGAGTGCTGAATCGGCTGCGCCTCTTCGTCCCTGTTTGACAGCAAAGACCATGGATGCAACACCACCTTTATCCAGATGCTGTCTAACCTGATGCCAGTTGGACGTAGGGTGGTTTAATCCAGTAGAAGAAACAGTCAGATGATAATTTGAAGGGAGACTTTTGTTTTTGGTTCGACCAGACAATTTTGTATAATCATAGAACTGAACGTCATGGTGCTTCTTGAAAAGTTCTGGTGCAAGATGTTCATGTGGAATATCAGAAGCAACATTCAATCTGACAGCAAGTTTCTTTCCTTCCTTGTGAGCCGCAGTTTTTGCACCAGTGATTTCCTTATCTAGTCCAGCATAGAAGTGGGCAGGATGATTCATGGCAAAATGAGTTTTTGCAATACGAGCATTTCTGGTTCCAGACATGACAGCACGACCAGCCGATTTTCCGAGACAAGAAGCTTTACATTCTGGTGTTGCAGCAGGACAAGTATCAATTCCAGACATGGTAGATGGTGCTAGAGAAACACCGAGTGTCTTATAGATTGGAATTTTCTTGGCATATTTTCCAAATTTTGGATTGGACTTTTCATTACCCATAAACTTACCAGACTTAGCGAGTTTAGGATTGGATGCTTCTGGACCTGTGATTTTGGCACGCATCTTTCCAGCTTCTTTCTGCATGTGTCCCTGAAGTTCTGTAGAGGATGAAAAATACTTCTGGGCACCAGCACGCATTTCCCTCCAGTTTGGATTGGTATGAGCTTCAGTCTGTGCAACGTCTTCATTCATCATAGCGAATCTATCACCAAAATTCATTTCTTCAAATATAACTTCATCGTCCTCAAGGATCAAATCTTCTTCTGAAATATGTGAGAAATCTTCCAGAAGAAAATAGGTCTCTTCTAGAGGTTCGTGCTGTTCATTGAGAAATTGTCCGATTGTCTTCATTTAAAATTGTCCAGTATGTATAGCAGTAGAGTGTCCCAACGCAGAATCCAGATACTTTCGACTGATGGTTCTGGATTCCAAACCTTGATGGAGTGGTGAATGCTTCATATGTAGATACATATGAGCATAATGTTCTCGCATATTTCGGTGATATGCTTCTGGATTTCCAGCATTCTTGGCTTGGGCTGCAGCAGAATGAAATTTCACAGCATGATAGAGATGATCAATTGCAGTATCATTGTCAATCTTTGGTGATGATCTATCACGAGGATGAAGCTGAGCTAACTCAACATCCTCTGTGATAGATTGGAGAAATTGGGAAAGTGTTTTCATGTTTATTATGCTGTCCCAATTTTATCTGAATGATCGACTGCAGCATCCAAATGAGCCATCTTTTCTTCATAGTTACGACGCCCACTCAAAACTTCATTATTATCCAAATGGTGGTACATATTAGTATGAAAATCTCTCATACCACGATGATAATTTTTAGTGTCATTTTCCGATTTTGCTTTCACTGCTGCTCTATGAGAGTCAACGGCTTGATATAAACGGCGTATAGCATGATCGTGGATGAGTTCTCTATTTTTATCATGAGACTCACTTTCACCCAATCTTCCAAACTGGTTTCGAGCAGAATCAACATCTCTTTCCAGACGCTTTTCGTAGTCATTCACTTCATTACTTTTGACACCCGGAAGACGACCAACACCATTGAATTTATTATAGCGAGTGAATCTCCCTTTAGAAGGCTTATTTCTGAACGGAGAAGCACCTTCTGCAGCTGGTGATAGTGTTCCGTTATCCTCTGAGATTGTCTGTACAAATTGCTCTAAAGTCTTCATTTTGTTGTGGTCCTGTATTGATTTTGTATTTATCAATTTCCATGATTGCCATGAATAGCAACACCATGACCGGCTGGAATGACATCAGTTCTCTTCGGAAGGATCAAACTTTTGTGCATCTTCTTCAAATCACTAAAATCATGTTCATCATAGTAAGGTTCCAAATCCAGTTGTTTTGGTGCATCACCAGCAGGATCACTTCCAATGTGTTTGATCCAGACATTCATAAATCGATTATAGTCATTCCAGTCCACTCTCTCAGAGATGACATAGTCTCTCTCAATTCTCAAGGCAATCTGATGCCCAAATTGGTAAGGGAGTCGATAGGTAGACAATAGAAGTTTTTCGATTACTTCGTGACAAATCAGGAATCTGTCTGTAAGAATGATTCGACCATTCTTCTTGTATCCACGAGGCATCCTTCTATCGATGAAAAATACTTTTCCATTGTTGGAATATCCAGCCACGTCAGGAATTTCTTTTGTTCGATCAACTCTAATTTGATTCAAGATAGCTTCAATAGCATTGTGAAATATTGTGCTATTAAGAAGCCAATCTCCGGGTTCTGGACTGATGCGCATTACCATTATTCATTTCTCATGTAACGTTATTAGCACCTTGTCTGAATGCACTATACATATGGTCAGATGTGGCTGGTAAATGACCAATATCATAGTTACCACCACTATGAACAAAGTCGAAGTGAGTAGCATGACCACCAAATTGTGGTCCTTTATGAGTCAGGCTAAACTCATGTCCGTTGTGTGGATTTGTCCATGTGTGAGAATGTACTAGAGCAGTCTTTTGGCTGGAATGAAGATATTCAGGATGCTGATTTCTCATTTCACGTCTGAAGTTATGAACTTCAGGATGGGTGGTATCTGGATCAACAGATTCACTCACACCAATGTAGTCAGCCTCATCAATATGTTCAATCTGTCCAGCATGACATCTGGCAGCACCTAGACGATAGGAAATCTTATGTGCTGGAATTCTAGTAGGCTTGATATTGAAAGTTCCATCTGGATGTTTGTGGATGATTTCATGTTCATGACCGGCGTGTGGGCCTTCATTCGGAACGACTCGATCACCTTTGTTGAATGAGACAGCTTCTAGAAGAGGCATTCCCTCTACTTTTTGCAATTTATGAAAAGGAACCTTTGCAGATTCATAACCACCATGATTGACAACTGCAAATGATGAGCCACGATCACTAGGATTCTTTTCAACTCTAACTACACGACCGTGCTTCATTCTTCCATTATGGTTAAATTGAACGTCATCACCCTGTCTAAAATCTTCATTCACATCATGGTCCCAGTGCTTTGCATTCTTTGCAAAATTAGCCATCTGGCGCATGTGAGGATTCTTTGAGTGCTTTGCTCTATTAAGAGCAGACGCTGGAATTTTATGCCCATAAGGGATTCCTAGAGCCTTATGAAGACGACCTTCATGGGATGGGTCAATGTGTGGTGCTTCTTCGAACAGACTATTGCGGACAAAATCAGTCTGTTCTGAGACCTGTTCTGTAGCTGATTCTGTCAAGAATCTGGATAGGACGGTTGTGACGAATTCTTTGGTGACAAGCATGGTTAAATTCCTGAAATTGGTGATCTTTCAGAAGTATTTAACTAAATTTATTCCTCAAACTTGTAATAAGTATAGTCAGGACCGAGATATTGAGACCATGAATTTTCAAATGTACAATTATCTCGACTGCCGACAAACAATGGTGCCATGTGATGGTCTTTATATCAGCATAACCACATCCAATCTTGGTCACATAGAACGACATTTCTGGATGCATCTTGGCATACTGCTTGAACTGATCAACATACAGTTTGATTGTATCATATGGAAGTGTTCTGACATTCCAATCTTTTGTTGGAATGGCGTAGCTGTTTCCTTGTAATCCAACACCGATGCCAAAGATAGCATTCTTTTCATCAAGAGCGGTTCGAGCAGCACCAGCGCCATGAATACCAGCCAGATTGCTTCCAAATACAAAAATTTCTGTCACAATCCTTCTCCTGAGTTTTGATGCCACCATTCTGACAACTCGTTGTATACCCCATATTCATCTATTTCGACAGAAATAGGCTATTTTCCGTACTTCTTACAGATGAAGATGAGCATTCTCTTCAACTTGTCAATTTCTTCTTGTTGATTCATAATTTCTTACAACTCAATCTTAACTTGTTTTTGCTTGACAGCAACTACCAAGCACAAAATCCAGACGATTGCATAGAGTGTATAATAAACACCCCAGATAGTGGGACTTGCGTTCAAACGATCCAATAACAACCACCACACAATAGGTTGAATTATTGGTAGATAGGTTGGTAACTGTGTTCTGCTGATGACGTTCATATATTTCCTGAGTGTTTTAACTGGGTTTCATCTAACTCACTGATAATCTGAGCAGCTGTGGTGCGCAGAAGTGGTGTCATATCACCGACCAACACTTCTGTCACATTCTCTTTAATACGATTGTATGCCAAATCTAACAGACAGCGCACAATTTCGTCTTTCGTTACCGGAAATTCGACTAGATTTCTCAAACCGAATACCGTTCCTTGTCAACAGCTGTCAACATGACATCTATTGGTGTAATACTCTTTGCAGCTAGAACAGACAACATGATTGCTGGTGAAAACCCACTAACCAAAGCAACATTTTTTGTAAATTTATTGACAGGCACGTTTCCACCACGACCACATAGATTCCAGAAAATGACCATTGGAAGCTCATATCCTGCATGTTCAAATTTTAACTCCATTTCTTCGAAGTTGGTATGTGAAGAACAGCAAGAGTCGAACTGCATATCACTGATTATAAGGAGATACTTCGGCATCTGAGACTGGTCAATATTCTTGGACTTTGCAACACGCAAAATCTCATTAAAACCAGCCTGAAGATTGGTATTCATACCCCAATCCAATGTCTTGATCTGACTGACCTTCTGTTGCAAGTCACCACGAAGAACATTAATCTTTGAATTCTCAGAGAAAGTTAACATCATATCCTTGAATGGACCCTTCTGCTTGTCTGCAAGATACAATCCTAGAGATACACAGACATCCAATGCAGTCAATGATCCAGACACAGCTGTTCCCATCGATCCAGAAACGTCACACATAGGCAGGATGAAACCGTTGTCGCCCAAGTAGTTAGGCATTGCCTCCCACTGAGCAACAGCAATTTCTGCATTACCAGCTAGTAACGAACGTAGGACATCATATGGATAAACTACAGATGCATTGATCTTGGCAGCAGGATCGCCCTTAGTGAGTGCTGTAGCGTATGCCTGATAGCGAATAGGATCATGACGACCGAATGCCTTCTGATTGCGAGCAGCTGCAATGGAAGGAACGTGGTTGTAGTTGATTTCATCCCACTGATTGGCACACATCTTTTGTTCGACGGTGTTGGATAGAGCTACAAGACCCTTACGCCAAGCTTTTGGAGACATTCCCATAAACTTGCGCAACTTGGCTGCGGTCTTGCCTTGGCGAGGAATCCATTTGGCACAGAGACCATTACTGTCTCTTAGACCAGATGCAATCTTCTCAAAAGCTTCCGTCTCAAACTTGGTTCCTTCGAAGATCAAAAGATCATCCCAACGACCTAGCTCTGGAAGCTTCTCAATGATGGCAGGAATGAACTTGTGGAATGCACGGATACCCAACATGCTCTGAATGATGTGACGAGGTACAGCACGCTCTCCAGCGCCTCCACGAGCATCACGAGACCATAGTAGAATCTTGGTCGCAAGCTCTGGATTCTCAGCAAAGGCTGAGTTGAATAGATTCAGAGCAACTTCTGGACGCTGACGAGAAGCACCGATCTGGAAGAACAAATCAACATTCTTGTCCAGAGACGAGGTAAGTGTCAATGCGCCATTCTCAGTCAAAGAATATTCCTGAGTGTTCTCTACCGCTTGTGCAAATGTGTTCATGATATATTTTCCTTCTAACAGAATGTGTTTTGGCTCTTTACAGGAGAATTTTATAGTGCTGCAAACATTCTTAAACTATACAGACTAGTGTGCGTTCTCGGTGGTCAGCCCGAAGGTGCATTATTTGCCCATTTTGTGACCAGCTAGTATGCGTCTTTCGACGAAATTTTGGTTGCAGTATCTAGTCTAAAACTTTAACAGACTCGTATACGTTTATGGTGATCAACCCACAGGTGTACTATTTGCCGATTTTGTGATCTGGCAGACCTTCCGGTCTAAGTTTGGTAATCTTTGCTGAACCGAATCTAAGACCACTATAAACGACATGTACTAGAATGTCAAACATGTCGATGTCTCGTAAAATCATAATACTATTTCTGTTGATGGAACCGCTGACTGGACTCGAACCAGCATTAAACACTTTAGGAAAATGTTCCGTATCCTTTCCGGGCACAGCGGTGTAAATTTGGCGGAAAATTGAGTATTCGAAACTCTATCTATTATGATCCTACTGTTTTCGAGGCAGCGGCTGATCCTCTCAGCTTAACTTTCCGTTCTATATGAAACATGTGTGAAAATTCTCTTAATATCCTTGTCGAGACACAACCCTAAAAGCCAAGATATATTCGATAGTATTTGGTCCTTTGACAGATGATTAACAAATGGAACCGTAACTTCTTCCTCTGTCATAGACGCTGCAAAGAGAGCAGAATTACTCACACAAAAATAACAATCGACATCAAACTTCTCTCCAGTCATCAGTGCAAAATTATACCATTGACCAGTTACTGTTTTAATACCTGTCTCTTCTTCAAATTCTCTGATCATTGCATTCTCAGAAAATTCAAATTCTTCAACATGCCCACCGACACCGTTCAGAAGACCTTTCTGCCACTCTGGCTTATTCTTCTTGATCAGGACGACTCGCTTCATATCTTCTGTGAACATGAAGCCGAGAACGTATCGAGTAATCTCATCCATGCTGAGTCACTTCAAAATTTTCATCCTTGACCAGAGACATGTTGAATGCAAATTCTTTGGTACAGGAAATGTGAGTCAGATGAGGGAGTAACTTGCATGTCAAATCATTGGCTGGAGACTTACCACCACGAAACTGAGCAAAAATTAATTCTCTGTTTCGATAGACTTCCTGACCGTCTTTCTTCTGCTTCTTTTCTTTACATTCGCTCATAATATTTTAATCCTTTGGAAATGCGTTGATTCTTGCGTGAAGAATTGTTGAATATGCTCGCATGATATGCAACTGAGACATCATGCGACTTTGCTCTGCTTTATCGAGTCCTTGAAATTTTGCACTCAATGTTCCAACCATCCATCGTTTGCGCCATGGACAAACTTTGTCAGATTGATGATCTTCTCATCAAGTTCTTTGACTTCAAAGACTCTTTCTTCATGTGGTTGCATAATATAGTTTCCTAAAATTTGTGGTGCTGCATAAGTGAATCGAACACTTACATACGCTATACGAAGGCGTCATTCTACCATTAAATTAAAGCAGCATAAATAAAGGTGCTAGTCGCGTACTATCAATACCACTAGCTCTACATAACTTTCTTTAGGAGATTAGTAGCATGACTATTTATCAGTGTAAATATTGCGATTTCACTACCAAAAATAAAAGCTCTCTTGGTGGTCACTCATCTAACAATCATAGTACAATCGACTACACTGTGCTTAGTATAGCAAACCATTCAAAGAAACAAAAGAATATTTTAAAGTATAACGAAAATCCAAAATTGTGTCTTGAATGTAAGAGTATTATACCATATGATAAAAGACATGATAATAAAGATTTTTGTTCACATTCATGTAGTGCTACTTATAAAAATAGAGCAGGTTGTTCGAATCCAGAAAAATCTAGAGTATCTGCATTAAAAGCAGTTAATAAAGATTTAAATGTTGTTGGAGATTTTTGCTACATCAAAGATTCACCAACAAATTTTAAAGTTACAAAAGAGAAAACTTTATGTCTAATTTATTTCAAACAGTGTGTTAATTGTGAAAAATATGAAGCCAGAAAAACATCAATATCATCAAAATTGTGCATGACCTGTCGCAATTCTATATTCTTCGAGTATAGAAAATTATGCAATTTTTCTTTCAACATTGGTGATTTTCCAAAAGAGTTTAATATTAAACTTCTCTCAGAATGTAAAATGTTCAATCCAAAAAATAATCAAAATGGATTATCTAGAGATCATAAGTTTTCAATTTATGATGGATTTCTGTTAAAAATTTCACATAACATAATGAAACATCCTGCAAATTGCGCCCTTATGACCCAACGAGAAAATATGAAGAAATTTAGTCGATCTTCTATTACCATTGAAGAATTGAATCAAAATATTAGAATTTGGAATGACAAATATGGTAGTGATAACCAGAGTTAAACTGGTCTAATCTTCCTTATGAGGGAAGTGCATGATCGCTCTGCCATATCACCATAATTTGAACTTGGTGCTCCCGACGTGACTTGAACACGTATTACGCCCTAATCTGGGGCTTACAGGGTATAAATCTGCTTTCTTACCATTAGAAGACAGGAGCATATTTTATTTACAACTTGTTTCCATTCACCAACGATGTTAACACGGTCTGACAGGATGTCAAGATTTCTTCTGGTGTTTGATCAAATGTGAATCCGTTGAAAATCTTTCGCTCAGCATGACCGGGTTTACACCAAGTGTTTAACATTGGTTTTAGATATGGAAAATACAACATGATCTGTGGGACATTGTAGTTGTCTGCAATGATATTCATTCCAGACTGATACCCTATGAACAGACGTGCGTCTCGGATGCATCTGATTGCGTCCTGTGGCGTCCCATCGATCTGTAGTTTGATAGGTATCTTGTCTCTAGCAAGAATTGGAACGATGGCTCTCAAAACAGCAGCATCATAGTTGGCACCAAAAAGGACTAGTGTGTCACGAAGTCTGTAGCGACGATACATGGTCACGATGAAACTTGCCCACTTGTTGTGGTCCCATGACATATTATTCTTTGATCCTGAGATGTAGAGAACGATGTAGTTCCCGGCATGAAATCTAGGTTCAGGGACATTGAACTTCAAGTCCCATTCAACTTGGGTATCAGGATCGATAGCATCAATTCTCATTCCTTCTTCCATTGGCTTGTTGACAGCATACTCATGGATTTTATTTGGGTCAATAAGAATTGGACCCATCTTGTGGTGTGTCCATGCTACTTTGTTGTAATGTTCAGAAGATGTGATTTTGTAGTTGATTGTTCCAACTTTTGGGAGAAGTTCGATGAACTTCTTGGCTCTCATTTGAAGCTCTGAGTTATCTACTGCGAGGATGTTCAGGTTGATCTTACCGAAGTATGGTGCAAGCTTCTGATAGACCCATACGAGGTCTCCTACGCCTTGGACTGTATCGACTGTTATAGACTTTCCCTGAGTGCTCAGATTTCTTCTATAGTTTTCAATCAGTGTAATTTCAGCTGGATCAGTCAATAACATTTATATTCACTCGATTTCTATAAATAAAGGTGCACATCGCGGTTTCTCAGACCCATGTGCTCTACTTTAACTTTCTTTAGGAGGTCAGCAGCATGGATATTTATTCAAAATTTCTAAACAACAAATACACTAATCTATATTTCATTTTGATCAAGCATTTTAACGGCTCTGAATATGGAGAAAAGCATCATATTTTACCTAAGAGTATGGGTGGAAATAATTCTTCTGAAAATATAACAAAAATTCCAGCTAGAGTCCATTTCATTCTTCATCGTCTTTTGGTTAAAATGACAATAGGTAGTGATAAATCTAAGATGTATCGGGCACTGTGGGCGATGTCGGTACCACCAAGAAAGTGGAACAATAGAACATATAAAGTAACTTCTCATGTATACACTATTGCAAAGTCAGAATATTCAAAATTTATGAAAGAAAATAATCCTATGTTTAGAAAAGATGTAATCGAACGATGGATGACTACTAATACTGCACTTGGTTGGACTAATGCATCACCAAAAGGAATACGAAGACCGGGACAAAGTGCAGTTTGTAAAAGGCGAAATGAGATATATTGGAAGACTAGAAAACTACCAATATTAGAATTGGTGTGCCAAGAATGTAATTCAAATTTCAAAACAAATCTAACAAAACGAATGTTTTGTAGTAATACTTGTTCTGGTAAATTCAATAATAGAAAAAGAAAGCGCAGTTGTTTGGATAACAAGGAACAACTGCCAAATCCCAGCTTGGTTTAAGCAGCGAGTGCCATATCCCAAGAAGTATCATTTGCTGCTGCAATTACTTGCTTGATCTTTTTAACGAGAGTTCTTCTCGGGTTGTCCATTTTCTCTAATAACCTGCCAGTCGAATCCTTTTAGGCCCATCAGAAACATCCTCTATTGCATTAATCCTCGCAAACTGTCTTGGGCTATGACAGTGAAGATGTTTTTGGTGGACCTATCGGCATTGAAGCCGAGTCCTAGCCGCTTTCGATACACTTCATCCAACCGTTCTCTACAACTTAAAGTGGACCCCTCGACAGGAATCGAACCTGCACCAGATGCCTTCGTAGGGCTTCGGCTGTAATCCAACAGCAAGGGGATTTAAACTTTCTTTAATTTTTCTATTGCGCCAGAAGTATTTTCATACCCGCGCTTATAAAAAGAATTCAATTGACACTTATCTCTACAAGCTTCTATATAAGAAGCATTTTCATAAAATTTGATATGGATTGCCATCTCAACACCCTGCATATAGTAAGAAACATTCCTCTCATCATAATTGAAAAAAGTGAATGCAAATTCATATTGTGATTTATAGATTTTTCCTACTTGTTCATTCTTCCATTTTGTCCAGTCGTAATTCATCGCTTCTGGTGTTATAAAATATACAAATCTCATTTTATCACTCTCTAAACAAACGTCAAAGTAGGAACATCCTTGAATTTCTTCTTCCAAATGTCCACTTCGGCACGATACACAAAATGGATGATTGAAGGAATGCCAAGCTGAGCAGCCAATAATGAACTACTACTCTCGGTTGAGAGATTTGACTCACTATTATAGATGATTCGAAAATATTCTTCAATATTCACACCACAACAATTTACCATATCTATGTCAGGATTGTCAAGTTTCAAAATATCAATCTGTTCCTGAACTCTCTGCTTCTCTACCAATGATCCGGTAAACTTTATCTTTTGATGTGGACCATGCAAGAATGCATCCATGTAAATTTTAGGAAGAATCTTTACAGTGTTATAGTGAGTGCTCAGACACTGAATGGTTGAATATGGTTCTTCGTCACTATCCAGAAAAGAAAACCTCTCTCTAAGCTCTTCTGGCATGTACACAGTCGATCCAATCTCAACAGGGATACCAAGATGCACTTCATCATAATGCTTTGAGTAGACCTTGGCTATGAAGCTTCTGCAAGTCTCTCTGTGAATCCAGTTTCCTGCAACATGACCTTCGTTGTAATTTCGGTTGCTAAGTCTGTCAATGTAAATTAGATTCTTGAACAGACCGGCTTTACGATAGAGGTTGAAAAGTTCGAAGTGAATCCACCCATCAGTGAGTCCTGAATTTACAGATGGACTATCAGACGTGTGTAACAACCAATATTGATCATCAGATGTCTTTTCTACCAATAGATCGATGTACATCTGATTGATAGTGTCACCGATTGAATGAGCATTGAGAATGCTGACGAACGCTCTTGTCATAATATTTAGTTATATCCAGATTTGAACAAATTGGGGTGATACCTTAGAATCGAACTAAGTAGCCTAGCTTTCGCATATAACGGAGTCACAGTCCGCGCCCGCACCATTTGGGTTGTATCACATATTTGTTTGGCGGTTCAATGAGGTATCGATCCCCATACACTTTCGCATATAGTCGGTTTTCAAGGCCGATGCTGACGCCCGCCAGCTAACTGAACCATAATTCTATTTAGACTCTTTCCAAGCAAGAGTCAATGATATTGATTGCTTTTTCACCGTTGTATGGTACATCGAGCAAAACAATATTGAAATTGCACATATAGGCCCTAGACGAAGTTCCCATAACCAATCCAGTCAATCCATCCAAGGATGAATCTCCAGTTTGATACAAACGAACTCGTTCATCTACAGACAAATTTTTACCTTCCATCTCTCAATCCTCTTTATCAATCTAATGGATGTCCAGTATACATCATACAATAAAATTGTCAAGAGTATTTGAATAAAATCTGCAATTTTATGTTTTAGTGGTACGTCTACTCCGATTCGAGCGGAGGTCATATGCGTGTCGTGCATAGGTTCTACCATTGAACTATAGACGTATATTTAATTCGAATCCCTATCCTTTTCAGCAGCTGCTTGACCAGCAGCAAAGTCACAACCTTCTGGTGAGATTGAAGAATAAGGATTCTCCGTTGTCTTGGAGGCATTATAACCTTTCCAATACGCAACAGTCCGACTTCTCTCAACCATCTTACTGTTGTGCTTGACGGTCTTTCTTACTGAACTATTCACAAAAACTTCAGACATGAGATTCACCTTTTAAAATAGGTGGAGACTCTCTCGTCTCCCTGTCAAGCCACTTTAAGAAGTTGGCTTTCCTTCGAACTATACAGGCTCTACCGTTCTTATCATAGAAGTGAATGCTGAAGAGAGCCTTAAACTTGGCGGACACGTAGGTATTCGAAACCTGAGCGACTTATGTCACTTCATCTGCTTTCCAAGCAGCGCCTGCATCCTCGCTGGTAACGATGTCCAAAATCTGTTGCGGTACTCTCCCGCCGTCACACAACTTTAATCCTGTTAGGGACTGGCATGTGTCGCTCGATAACTTTGTGCTACTTCTTTCCGACCGGACAGTAAGTCTCATCAGCCAGAACGATGACAGGCGGAACGATAAACTCAACGAAGACCAGACCAACCACTGCATTGACAACATTCAACTTGTAAACAAGTGCTGGATTCTCGTCGTCATAAATACCAACACAAGACCCATACCTCGTTTCACTGGTACAACCAGAAGCCAGCATAGATGCAGCAAGTACCAACAAACAAATAGCTTTTTTCATAAATTTATCCATTCTCAATTTTTTGTTGAAATTAAACGCGAACTGCACGTTCCTTATGAACACGAGTGCGCTGACCATGAACCATCTTGACAGCGACCGAAGAATTTCCCTTACCACCACAGGTGTGAAGCGGGAAAGCACTCTTGGCACGAAAATCACCACGACTTTCATTGATCCAATTGTGACGCTCTTCCTGATTGGAACGGTTCTTCTTGGAAGCATGTTTGCCATGATCCTTCTGAGTCTTGCCGTGACGAACCTTTTCTTCAGCAGCACTCTTGATCTTCTCTGAAACTGCAACGCTGAACATTGTTAAATCCTCATTTGGTTGGTTTGTGTTGTGACATGAGTAGTCTATAACTTTCGAACTAGGAGGTCAACTACCGCTTATCGGAACATCAAGCCAAATTCAATCTCATCACACGTCTTGCACGGCGCTGTAAGCGGCTCTTGGCGCGCTTCTCTTCACGAGCAATAGAATGTTGTGCCCATCCACCACGATGCTTGCTAGCAGGCTTTGCAAGGCTCATATAGTGCTTAACAAGACAACCTACAAGAAACTGTGAATAGCTCTGCTTCTTCTTTGGCTCTTCAGCAGAATTTGGAAACTTCAACATCACTGGTTTACCGTCCTGATCGACACCAAGACTCATTACACGCTTATCATTATTCATATATTTCCTTAGAAGACGACACCACAAGACCAATCAACTGTTGTTGGTGGTCTACCCTTAAATTTTGCAGTTGTTGCTACCTTAGCAGCTATAACAGGCGCTCTGACATCACAGACGAGATGTGATTCCACAACCGAAACAGTCGGATAGGAATAATATGTCTCTTGATGGAGTTGCTTCCCATGAGAGGTCCAGACCAGAACGACGATGATGAAAATCTTGATCATTTTGAAACCTCGAAAGAGAGTATCAAAATGTATTTAGAGTGGTGCCCCAGATTGGAATTGAACCAACTGCCTCGTCCTTACCAAGGACTTATTCACCCATATGAACTTCAGGGGCATTTAATGACTTTCTACACCACTACCAAGTGAACACCGAATCATAATATTCATATCCCATTGATTAGCATTGCCATGGGCAAAACCGCCTCTAGGAAAGACTACACAGCCAGTTTCTGGGATTCTATGCTTTTCGACAATGACATTCATTGATGCACAGGAAGACATAAAGATGACTGCGATGATGATCACATTGCGCATAGAGCGCCCTGTTGGGTGTGGTGATGTTATTTAAGTGGTCCTTGGGATCGGTACTGACCCGAACAATTTTTGTCTTATCAGGACAATATTTTATCCATTAAATTAGCCAAGGATAAACAAGTCACGACCGTAGGCAATAATAGCTTGGATGGGACGACTTGTTTAATAAACTATGGAGCATGCTGGATGGATTTCACCACCATTTGTATCAACCGACTTCACCGCGAGTCCGGACTACATCAGTGATTCAGCGTGCATTGTTTGGAGGATACTATTGGAATCGAACCAATTATGTGTTTCCACTCTCGTTTTGCAGGCGAGTGTCGTACCATCTGACTCAGTATCCATAAATATAAGTGTGCATCGCGTATTGAACGTACCATGCACTCTACTTTATCTTACTTAAGGAGTCAAGCAGGCATGCGTATTTATAATCAAAGATTTTGTTTGTTTTGTTCAAAACCATTACCATATAAAAATAGATATGGCAAATATTGTAATCATGTATGTTCGGCTACAGCGGTTAATAAAACTAGAAGTCTTAATGGATATAAACCAAACAGTTTAAAAACTAGCGCATCTATGGTCGAATACCACAGGAAAATCCAAAGCAATACATTAAGAAAATTATATATTCAGATAAACCATTAATAAGTTTTATTCGGTGTTGTAAACAATGCCTGAAATATTTTAAGTTGGATAATAGCAAATCTATGAAATTGTTTTGTGAGAATTGTAAACCAAATATTGAAATGTACAGGGCTGAATGTAGGTTTGATTTTGTTGTCAATCATTATCCTAACGATTTTGATCTAAGTCTTATTGAAAAATATGGTTGGTATATTCCATATGGGAGAGCTAGTATCAATCGTGCAGTCAATATGACTGGCGTATCGCGTGATCATCTATATTCTGTATACGATGGATTTTCTAATAAAATTGATCCAAAAATTTTAAAACATCCGGCAAATTGTCGCTTAATGATTCATTCCGAAAACTCTAGAAAACATAAGACATCAAGTATAACACTAAATGAATTGAAAGAACGTATTAAAATTTGGGATTTAACACATTGAATTTGGCTAACGGAAAAGGGTTCGAACCTCTAACCTCTTCGTTCAGAGCGAAGTGCACCACCAATTGTGCTATCCGTTAATAATTTGGTTTCGGTAGACTCTTTGCTCTTCCAATATAGCCATAGAGATATTCCTGTCGTTACTGTCAACTAACGTTTCCTCTTCAAGAGGAAATTTGGCAGGAGATGTCAGAATCGAACTGACTCCAAGAGGGTTGGAGGCTCTTGTGCTACCGGAACACTTATCTCCCATATTGTTTGGTGCCCTTGACTGGATTCGAACCAGCATGACTTTCGTCGCTTGCTTCTAAGGCAAGTGTGTAAACCGTCCCACCACAAGGGCATAAATTAAACAGAGTATTTTGTTCACCATGAACAATTTCTTGCCCGAAGGAAAGAATGGATTCGAACCATTTATTTTAGTTTGCTGAAGATACTCTAAAGTTGGTGCTCTTGATCGGATTCGAACCGATATGTCCGAAGACGTATCCACCTCAAGGATATGGGTCTACCAATTTCCCCACAAGAGCAAATAAATTTTCAATCACTATAGCCGATATTCTGTCTAGAGCAATCATTTTTCTCAGTCTTTCAACTGGTGTCCGGTTATGGATCACTGCACCAACCCGTTCTCATAGAATGTGACTTATCTCGAACTGTTTGGCTTGCATCGGCTGCTTTCGCAAATCAGTAGTGTATGCGACTTTCGTCTTCTACAGGTCACGCCGATGTATCGAACTTCCTCTGAATAGTTACGATATCCAGCGATTGCTCGTGATTGAAAGCTTGGTCGAGTTGATGGACTTACACCGTCTTCTAGGCGCATATGATCGCGTAAGCTGATAGGATGCCTAGTCGCCATTACGCGAACTCGATATTTGGTGCGAACCCAAGGGATTCAACCTTTGATGTGAGTTAGTTTCTAGAATAACGTCACACTTCCTCTGTACAAGCTGAGTGATGCCACTATCAAAGGTTCGCATTGTTTGGTACCCATACTCGGACTCGAACCGAGACGCTTTTCAGCAGCAGATTTTGAGACTGCCAAGACTACCAATTCCATCATATGGGCATATTGTTTGGTGCCGCAAATCGGATTCGAACCGATATAAACCTACTTTCTGAGAATAGGATGTCTACCAAATTGCATCATTACGGCTTAGTAAACAGGATAGACTTTTTTGACCATTCTTTGACCACCAAACTTCATCCCTATGGGATGCCGGGATTCGAACCTCGGAATTACGGTTTGAGTATTGAATGCTGCAAATATCCTTAAATTTGGTACGCACTGTGGGATTCGAACCCACACGAAGTATTTCATTCCTACAGATTTTAAGTCTGCGCTGTTTGCCGGTTACATGCAAGTGCGTATATTTGATCAATGTATCATATTCGATACATTATAGCACAAATTTTGATGTAAGTATCAAAATTTTGTACATTAGTTGTCAGGGCCTATTAGTCTTTCGGACTCCCACTACGAATTGATGACTATCGTAACATGTTTGGTGCTCATCACGTAGTTCTTAAGGATGCCAGAAAACATAAAGGCAACTACTATGAGCATTCGGTTCATTACGCCGAAGTGTTACATTTTCGGTTTGATAATTTGGTAGTCCCTCGGGGTTACGATCCCCGCTTTCAAGCTTTTCAGACTTGCACTTTCACCAGATTAGTTTAAGGACTATATTGTTTGGCTCCCAAACTTCGGATCGAACGAAGGACCAATCGCTTAACAGGCGAACGCTACTGCCACTGAGCTATTTGGGAATAAAATTGGCTGCTACTGCAGGAATCGAACCTGCCGCCTCTTGATTAACAGTCAAGCCTCAGCCCACCTTGGGGAGTTAGTAGCAATATTGTTTGGTTCTCGCACACAGATTTGAACTGTGATCCTCCACTAATCGGGTGGGTATCCTACCATTGGATGATGCGAGGATAAATTTGGTTGGTGTGAAGGGAGTCGAACCCTCATGTAGTCGGTTTAAAGGACCGCTCAGTATGCCTTTCCTGTCACACACCAATAGTTCGTAATAAATGAATGAATAATTCAGCCGCTGTTGTTTTAAGTATCCACTCGCCTTTGGCAAGTGAAATGTTCGTTGAGGCAAAAATAGCATTTTCTGTTTGTTTTCTATCCCTTGAAAATTCATATTTCTTAACTGAATAATCTCGATATGGAGAACATGTCTGATATGTTGCTAGTCTTTTTGGAATGGATGTTGTTATACCAACTTTATAATGATCTGGAAAAGATGGATTCTCAATCAAATAAACCATTCCTTCTTTACAATTTGAAGGCGATCCACCGCGATTCTGTAATTTTAAATTTAACAAATTTAAACCGGCCAGTCTGCGTGCATGATGTTTGTCATATCGCCTTCCATAAAGCCCATTTACTCGATTATAAATCGAGATGTATGCACATAACATATCTTCAGTTATGTCAAACAATCCAACTTCTGGAATAATTTTATGTTTAATTAAAGAGTCTGTTGTCTTTGAAATTTTATCAATATTCATGTCACAAGTATATTACACTGTTGACAGAATATCAATTTTATGATAATTGGTGGGAAGTGAGAGCATCGAACTCTCGTCTCTCTGCTTAAGAGGCAGGACTCTAGCCAAGTTGAGTTAACTTCCCGTAAATTTGGTGGGTCGGCTTGGAATCGAACCAAGATCAACCCGTTATGAGCAGGCCGCGTTTGCCAA